TCGAACTCGATAGCCGCTTTGCCTCGCCCACCGAATTTATATCCGGCGTAGAAGACTCCGACAGTAGCGAGGGTATCAAATACTGCAATGACATAATTCATTTTATCCTCCGACAGAAAGTCCATACAGATTCCGTTTTTAGGCTATCACGAGATTGAATCGGAATGTAGCGCTATTGACGGCCTGCAATTGATAGAACTCGACGATGGCCTGCAACGCAGTCAAAAGTCTTTGAGCCATGGCAAGCGAACCGGCATCCGTGCCAGTTTGTGTTTTCTGAATATCCAGCACAAGCCTCTGTGGATTATCAAACACATCGAGCATGTTATACGTGGTAGCGTTGACGGTCCCGAGCGTAAAACTCGCATTTGATATGGTGCTCAAACTCGGGTTTGAAGTCCAACTCACCGTGATGGTGATAGCAGCATCACCAGAAATTGTGAAGGTCGCGGGTGCGTTAAGTGACATTGAAAATCTCCTAAAAAATCGTTAAATAAATGGAGCCCAATGGAGGAGTCGAACCCACCATGACGGAGTTACAGGCTCCGCATCCTGCCGTTAAATGAATCGGGCTAAGAAATTCGTTTTCTCGGGTGCGCGCCAAATAGGCAACGCTTGACATGCCGTTTACATGCTGACCAGTGCGGAAAATCCGTGCGGCCACAATGCGGACACTTGGGCGCGACGGGGGCCTGCACCGGGGTCACTTCCATTGGAAACCTTAAGCGCCGGAATTGTCAACATTGAGCCCGGCGATTGACAACCTTAACCATTTTCTGAAGTCTATTCAGAGAGCCCAGAAACCATTGAATTGCTGAGCATTTGAAACTGGGATAGTCGTGTGATTCACAACCATCGTTCCATCGACAGTTCCATCAGTATGAACCGCGCTGATGCGGAGCAGACCATATTCGCTGATATGACTTGAAGCAATGTCGTGAGCAGAGTCAAGACCTGGGGCCGCCAACATCTGATCAACATGCGTCGGGTGGAATTTGAATCGAACTATATCTTTGACTCGTGCCATTGGTGTCAACCTTACAGCCGGTCTCCGGGTAAGCCCGACTATGAAAATTCATAGGACGGTACGAAATTACCCGTCTCCCGTTTGCTTTGCTAAAAATTTGGCCTAGCCCCGCCGAGCGGACGACCGGCTTGGGGGCTCCCCGCCCCGTCAAAAGTTCCTGCAAAGAATGCTTTATAACTCCAGTCGATGCAACAAGTTACATATTGCTCGATGAACAATGCTATCAAAAACTTTGTGCGGGTTTGGCAATCAACTTGCATGGGGCGTTGAATACACGCGAGCGCCGTGTTCGTAACCTCTGCAATTCCTGTGAGATGCCTGGATATTCCGAATGGTCTCACGCTCGCCTATCCCGAGCGGCTAAGATTAAACTCCTTTGAGATCAATGAAATTACAATCAATCAAGTAGTTTACCGTACTTTTGTAAAACTTACACTGCCCTGTATTTTCAACAAGATACAGAAAGTGAGGCTAGCGTCCATAATTTACACGGAAACTTCACGGCGAAAACTTTGGCGCTTGGTCGATTGACTATCCATTTTTTTTTATATGAACGCGACTGTGACAATCACCGGATTCGTCGGAGCCGAAACGCCTCCGGTCCCGCCAGTGGTTACGCATGCCATCGTGAGCGCCGTCGCAAACGTAAGACCTTGGCTCGCTCCGCTCTGGAAATTAAATGTATCTAGCTTACCCGCCTCAACATAAAGAACTGCATCTGGAACCGTCGTGCCCAACGTCACTGCACCACTCGTCAAATTGAACAGTTTCAAATAACTTGGAACACCACCGTTCGCAGTATTGTCAACTTGAATCCAATTGATCAGCGTCGAGGACGCTTTAACACCATCCAACGTAACGCCGAGCGCTGTGTCTTTATACAGAGTCAGCCCGGATGGTGTCGCGATAACTACAGTCGATATAGCCATATCAGTTCTCCACTATCTCCGAATGCAACCGTAGATAAGTCTCTGCTTGCGTACGAAACTTAACATTCTCAAACCATCCCAAACCATTGTTGCACGGAAATTTGTGAAGCAATGCCCGAACTTTCTTCGTTTCGTGGTTATGATCGACGGCTGCTTTTCTAAAATCATTAGGGAGCGGTTCCCCACAAAGAGCACACAACCCTTTTTGCTCTTCATAAATTCGTCGTTTATCGTCGAGAGTTATACCGTACAAATTATGAAGAAAGCGACTCCTTCGACCATCGGGGTTCTCTTTCATTTCTTTATTGGCCGCCTTCAAACAATGTCGTCGATGAGCTTCAGGATGATCACGATTCCATTGCCGGTTCTGTGCTCGACAATGTTCTAAATTCTGTTCCCGCCACTTCCGATGATAATTACCTTGATTCATTCGACCACCAGATCGAACAGTAACTATCTATCGGCGCTGGAATCTTGCTGCTGCCTGCGGGTTTGTTTGGACCTTCCCAAGCAATAAAATTTTTCTCAGTACAATGCTTTTTATCCTCAGCGAGATATTCGCAGTTGGAACACATTGATCCGCCCTTCGGAACTTTCTCACCGAAGCGCTCACGAGGAGGCAAGCCAACGTGATTTCGTTCTGCTCTCAATTCAACAGTTGTCTTCACCATCATCGTTCCAATGGCGGCCGATCCTCGCCGGTTAGCACACGTGCAATCGCGTCTGCTTTATCTTCTGAATGACACTCGCAAATCATGTGCCCGGCTTCATGGGCCAACACAAAGCGAACTTGCTGGTCATTTGCCCAGATCAAAAAATACTCATTGATGTAGGTGTGATCCAGTCCAAGAAATGTAAATGCAATACCGGTTGGAGTGTTGTGATCTCGAACATATTTCTCGAATTGATCTTGCGGCCAAATCGTTGTTTCCCAACCTTCAGGCATGGGCTCTTGTGTGAAGTTCAAAGACTGCTCAAGACGAATGATTCGATTCCGTTCGTAGGTTGTTGAGCCTTCCACTATAAACTGTGGCGCTGCACCTTGGGCAACTACCAAAGTAAATATAAATATCACCCACAATAGCAAGATCAGAACTTTGAATTTCATTGCCAGAATACCCTTCTCCGAAGTTCCTCATCCAGCATAGTCTTAAACATCCGCACATGACGCCGCGTCGTTCGATGACGCTCGATGCGCCATGATACAAATGCTACCGCAGCGAATAGAAAAATCAGAGCCCTCGGCTCCTCAGTTATTTAGGCTCAACTGTGTCGTGCTTCGGATTGCCGTGAGTCGGTTTAATACCAGACCGATTCAGAACGTCCTCTTCCATCGGATTTAAGGACGTGTAGCTCGCCCAATCCCGAGCAATACTCGGATCGGATGAAAGTTCTTCAGTCGGATAGCCGTCTGTCAGCAACTTACCATCAACCGGCGTAAAATCCCGAGCGCCTTGATCTTCAGAACGGTGCTTTGCCATTATCATAAATCTCCTAGAAAAATCGTCGCCCAAATTTGGTTTGGGCAGCCTTGAAATAAATTTTGTAAAATTTGCTATTATGATTTGACTGGCGACTTACAACATGCGCAATTTCATGAATCAAACTTTGGGCTACAAGATTACGGCTGAAATGAAGTCTTTTATGAACCTGGATTCGTAACCCGGAAATCTTCTCATCAGGCGCTTCCCAATAATCCGTAAGTGCCAATAGACCTTCCAATTTCTTGAATCGGACTTTGACTTTGAAAGGCTTAACATGAAATGATTTCCGACACAATTGTTTATAAAGTGTCTTGATATTCATGACGGACCACTCTCACCACGATTCCATCAAGGGACTACCGACGCTCATTCGAGTCGCCTGGTTACCTGTCCACACTTCACATTTTTCGCCCCGTGCATGATTCGCCGGACATGGCAACTCATGTTTAGATTCATCAGGGGTCCAGCCGGTAAAGGCAATACCCCAAGCTAGGCGAAGCGCCTGCCAATTAACATACCGGTCACAAAATTCACATTCGGCCGGGGCGTGGAGAATCTGGGGATCACAATGTGGAAACTGCCCAATCTCAAAATCTGGTGCTCGCGGTTCAATCTTTTTATACACTGATTCTCACCCTATAAGACACTACACCATGCCTCTCCCTCTAGTAGATGCCGCAGAAGTGTCACGAATTTTGTAAATCTGACTATGTAAAAAATTCCGGTCCACGGGTACATGTGGGTATGTATGGTATTCCTTTAAGGGACGTGCCAATGCCCTATATATGTATATAATCCCTTAATCCATATATGTAATAAGATATCTTACAGCATTATTGATTTAAATCCTTTATAATAAAGACCATAATGGCGTATTGATAATATCAGATATAATCTATATGGTATGACGGGTATGGGCACCTCAATGTCAGCATCCGTGTAGAGAAAGGGGTCTGAAAGACCACACCACTGGAAGAACACCTGTCACACCACCACTTTTCTCTAGTCTAGGACCGACTTTGGCACCCCCATTCGTTAATCCTTTGATTTCATTATGGTTAAACTTAACTAGGCTGTTTTCAATATCTTGCGAACGCACTAGGAACATTGGGGATGCCACTTCCAAATATCCTTGACAATCCGATCCCGACTAGGTTAAAATATATTAGGAGACAATTTATGATGGGGACGATGCATGGCAGCTATCGGGAGCATAACCCAAATCGAATTTGGGAAGTGTATTCTCTTGAATGCACAATATGCAATCGCCTTTACATCGGTAGTTGTGATTGTGCTGCATTCGAACGAATTGCCGAACACTATCACTACACTTTTGATGTTCGACACGAAAGAAAGCAACAGCTATGGCAATTGCGCCATTATGGTAAGGTTCGTCCTCGCCATTCAATTCTGGAGGAACTAAAGAGGCACCATCAAACCGTGATCGTCTCAATCCTAGCCCAGGTTACAGGACCACAGCGGACGAAGCAAATGCTGCGGGCAACAGAACAGCACTTTATTGATCAATATGATGCAGCAAAAACATTCAATAAAATCCGAGCCTTCGCGGGTAATCCAACTTCGATTGTGTTAGATGGTATAGAAATGGGAGTAATTCACTTGGCCGATTATCCTGATAAGTATCCTATACGTCAATTTCTTGATCAGAATCACGCTACCTATTAGCCTTTTGGCACGCCCATCCTCGGCCGCTCGCACTCGCGCTCGGATACGCCCGCCGCCCGTTTAATTCCCAGATACATTTAGACCGCCCGCTCAGGACTATTGCGGAGATCGGCTGCAAATCGCGGTATTGCCTATCCTAGAGTCTATTGGTGTTGTGTTCACTGACAGTCTGGTAATCTATGAAAAATCATATACACTGCCTGATTCTCGGTCGATTTTGCTTGACACGCTTCTAGGGCTCAGGTAGGATATTCCCATGCTACATAAACACCTATGTCCGGTCTGTCACGAATTCTGGCGCTGTGGCTGTCCCGATTGTGATCCGAATGAGGCGCAGTTTACACCAATTTCGATCATGTCCTGCGGCGCAATTCAACGTGTGCCTGAAATGGATGATCTTAAACAGGGAAATGATCAATTATGTCCGCCACACCACCGAAGCGACGCGAGACCTTCTGGCTTTGCCACACAATACTACAAAATAATGGAGGAACCATGCAAGCCCAACATTATGCACAGTTATTACTGATGGGGATTTCACTCCCCTGGTTTATACCAGCGCAATCCCGCCCTGGCACGCCTGCGCCAGTCCTTTCCCAATCAGCCGACTACACTAACCTCGCCTTCCAGCAAGCATTCTTCGACGCCGCAAGAACGTACGGTAAGAAAGGCTGTGGAGATAAAGCACTAGCCGAACTGACTGCAACCGTCGCTCTGAAAAATCAGGTTCCAGCGAATGTTATGGCTGCTATTGTCGGCATTGAGTCCTCATGCAATCCGCTGGCAAACAATGGCATCGCTGTAGGTATTGCTCAAGTCAATGTGCTCGCCCACAAAGACGAATATGATTTCTCGCGGATCAATCTCTTCAACGCCCGAGAGAATATGGAAGTTGGCGCTCAGATTTTGGCAAAGTCTCTCAAGACTTGGGGTCCCCGCCAAGGTGTCGCCCATTACAACGGCATAGGCCCGAAGGCTGAGCAATATGCCGCCGATGTTCTGACCCTAGCTAGATAGTACCAATCAAAAGTACCAGCAAGTACCATTGACGGCTCCTCGGGAACCCTGTATCATCCTTACATGATAAACAATGAAATTGAAAAGCAACCGAAATCACTGAGAATCAAATCGAATACATTCCGGGCGTGAATTATTACGGTCTCCGCTTCAAGCGCGGAGCATTCAATTTCGTGGGAGGAAAATAATGGGAACGACACAAGTAATCTCTCGCAGGGAATTGAAAACCTTGTTCTACATTGGCCGTAGGCTGGAACTGATCGGGTGCTATGTGCCGATGGCTGCTCCCCAGTCTCGGGTAATTAGGGCACAACGTTCCCATGGCTATGGCTATGACATGGAAACACTAGAGGGGAAGATATCGCGTCTGGATTTTAATCCCGGACAAATTATCGAAGCCTACTCTCCAGCCGGTAACGGGTACACAGAGGTAATCATTCGAGATTCCGGCCCGTTAGGGATCGTGGCTGCACACTATCGTTTGATCGAGCAGGAGGAGAAATAAATGATGGCCTTGCATATCGACACCGAAGGGAGAATCAAATGCATTGGGAGACCAAGAGCCCTATTGGTATTCATGGCATAATGTTGAGAAATGTGTTCTTGAGATGGACGAAAAAGAGGCGGCTGGAAGGCCGGTGGAATAAAATGACTGAACTTCTGATCCTTGGACTTCTTTCGAAAACAAAAATAGGAGGAGCTATGATATCTTGGATTCTTTCGGCTCTGTTTCCGGCTTGGGAACCGAGCTATCAACTATATCGACGCAAAACCAAAAACATTCCAGTGATGTCGGGAAGTCAGGCCCGAGCGTATTTGATGCATCTTGCGCCGAAGCATACGACTATCCTATGGACGTGGGAGGATTCCGAGTACCCGGTTCCAGTGACTTACCAACAGAAAATAGCGAACCCCCAATCCGACCCGGAGGCTGCGGTATGATGGAGTGGCACGATATTATCAATAGTTTCTTCGAACTCGGCGGCTCTATTGCTGTCTGGGTCGGCGTGCATGCGATATGGAAAGACAAAGGTTACGCCGGAGGCCATGTCATGCAAATCATTTTCTTCCTGGTTCTAAGTGCCTGGAGGGTATTCTACTTCAATTCGCTGCACCAGGATTTTTCTCGAACAGCAGAAATGTTTCGGTTGGTTGCCAATCTGACATATCTTTCTCTGATGGTTTACTATGGACGTATTCACAAGGGAGACCCCAATGCAAAAGCCCAAAGCAAAATCCGTTAGCGTGGCTCTGCCACAGACAGACCCGGCCGATGACGGCCCAGAAGTAGATATAATTCGGAGTGAACGAGTCGCCACGTCTGCTGAGAAGAATTTATACCGAGAACTTCCGGCTCGATATGAGCACACTGGTTGTGTAGGCTGCAAGTATCTCGGACAGTTTGCGGAGTACGATTTGTACTTCTGTCCGCAAAACGGCGACAAGACGGTGCTGGCTCGTTATGGTAGTGACCCTAGCAATTACTTGAGCGGCTGGTGGTCTCGACTTGCCCCTCTCATGATTGCCGAGGCACTGTCTTATCGAAAAGGATTTGCGGCATGAAAGAGAAAGACATAGAGCACGTCGGTTACGCGGACGACATCTGCCACTTCTGCGGCGGAACACATGCCGGATATCTGCGAGCCGAGAATGCCAAGCCACGCGGCCCGTTCTTCGATTCATGTGAGACGTGTGCGCGTAAGCCGTACCCGCAACCAACTCAACTCCAAGGTGAAAAGTAATGCCCTACTACTGCTGTGCTTGCTACACTCGAAAAATTTATTGCCGAAAGTGCAAGACCACGCATTGCCTGTGTTCGTGGAATCAGTGTCCGAAGAAAGAGAAAAGTAATGACACACCAGCCAAATGAAATCTGGAACTGCGGCGAACCACTGCGACCGTGGCGCGCCCAAATGAAAAATTACATTGCGCAGTTTGCGACCGAAGAGCAGGCCAAACGCTATGTAGCAGCATTGAAGAAAATTGCCGAAAGGGTAAACAAAAAGAATACACCTACGAAAAGGAAGGCTTGACAAGAATTGATCGTTGCGATATTTTATTTTCGCATGGAGTTAAATCTTCTGAGGAGGCCACCTGAGCGCAAAAGACGGAATTGACTAAAACCTCACCACGAGAGGGGCATTCGTGATAGTATGTCCCTCTCAAAAATTCGATAGGGGGAAATATGAAAAGGATTATTGCAGTAAGACCGCCTGGGGGTGGCTGCTTCCGGCACCGTGGATCAAAGCAAAGGGCCGCGCAAAATTTGTATGAACGCTCGTGAACGTCATCTGAGACTTTACAATCTCACCGTAACTGAGTGGGATATTATTGATGCATACCAGAATCATGTCTGCGCGATCTGCAAGCGCCCGAATAAGTCGGGCAATCACCTCAGTACCGATCACAGTCATCTCACCGGCATAATTCGAGGTTTACTCTGCGCACGCTGTAATCGCATCCTCGGGAAGATAGAGGACCCACGATTCTGGCGTGAGAACACGATTGCACTCCTCCGGGCGGCAGCCGACTTCCTTGAGCATTTTCCGGCAATTCTGGCACTCGGCCGAGAAATTTATACCTATCCTGGCCGCCTGGGCACAGACGCCCATCACAAATGGATGAAGAAAATCCGTGACACTACTGCGGCTTCTATTAGCAGGGAGGGACCCCTTGAGCCCCAAAAACGACGCCCCGCCTATCACCGAATGTCCAGATTGTGTACCGTTAGAAGGCGAGCTTAAATTGTGCAAAAAGCACTCTATTGCCGCCAAACGCGAAATAAAATGGATGGTTAATTGGGCCGTCATGAGGAAGGCAGCATGACATTTGAAGGCTATCTTACCTGGATAAAAACCCACGAGAAGTTAATCATCATTGTAGCCTTAGTTCTTTTCGGTCTCCATGTCTACGACTCGGCGCGTCAAGCATGGGTAGACCACGATAAACGTCTGGCAGATCAGGCTCACGAAGCCGCCCAGATTAGCAGTCTTCAAAGCGCTCAAGTTCAGGAACAGTTGGCCGATCTGAAAAAGCAGATTGATACGGCTAATGCCAGCCTCAAAGCCGCTGAAATTCAACGCGGTATCGATACGCAAAAGCAAAAACAAGCAGATGATGCCCTAGCTGGGCAACAACTTGCTACGCGATTGCAGGCTCTTCTTGCTGTCATGCCTCAAGATGTAGCGTGGTCTCCCACTCAAGGCAATCTTACATTCAGTTTGCCAGCCGCCCATACGGTTGCCGATGTTGTGGACGACAAGAATAAACTCACTGCGGATGTACAGGGTTTGCAAACTGAATTAAAGAATGATGAGTCTGTACTCATGAAGCAAACGGATGCAATAGTGTCAGCAAATCTCGCGCTCGCGGATGAAAAAAAGTCCCATGAGAAGGACACGAATCTTCTCAAAGCTGAGATGCACGGTCAGTGGCTGAAGGGATTCAAGTGGGGCCTGATTGCGGGAACGGTCGGGACCGTAATTGTTGAGAAAGTGTTTCACGTAAAATTGTGAAAATCGAGTACATCATTATCGATGACAAGCGCGTTAAGCGGCTGAGATGTCCGCATCACCCTCAGCATTTCGTGAAGCCGCATAAGCAAAAATTAGGGAACAGCAGCCAATGTTCACGATGTACAAACATTTGGAAAGGGTCCCCGAGGGCTAAAAGGAACAGAGCGCAACGTTGGGATGTTGAAGATATTCGATGCCTTATTCACCCGGGCCGCTCATGTAATCGTTCTCTTTATGTCCACAATGGAAGGCGGCGATGCAGTTCGTGTCAGGTTCACCGAGCAGACGGCTCTCGTAAAGATTCTTATCAACGCGGCCTGAATAAAAAACACTATGATGGGGCTTTACGTTTACGAAGATCAGGAGTTACGGCGCAATCACTAACCGGCTTACAATTATTTGTCCGAAACACAGGGATGAATATCTTAGGAGCATTCTAATGGCGTTGAATAAGGAAGAAGCCTCCGAGCAATTTTCTTCGGAGTTGGAAGAGATTCAAACGGCATTTCGTCCGCGAGCATTTAGTTATAGGCGTCCGAAAGGCGAATTTCCACAGTTGTTTGTGACGGTGCCTGACAACTTTGAAACAATTCAATTGGCTCCGCTATACGATGTTCACGTCGGCAGCAACGAGCACGACCCGGTTCTTTTCGAGAAGCATCTTCACTGGATCGCGGATACTCCGAATGTTTTTACGTGGAACGGCGGTGATGCGTTTGAAAACAAGACGCCGCATGAAGGACACATGGGGCAGGATCGAATGACCCCCGAAGAACAACTGTTAGAAGCGACAAAAAAGTTCGGCATAGTACAGCACAAAATGCTGTTCTCGATTCCCGGTAATCACGAGGACCGCACCTTTAAGCAATCTGGCATGGTAAGCGCGAAGCGCCTGGCTGAGAATTTGAAGGTTCCTTATTTCGGGGATTATGTTTTTTGCACGCTTAAGTGGCGTGGTAATAACTTCCGTATCTTGGCGCATCACGGTGCTGGTGGAGCAACGACGGCAGGAGCGCAACGCAATTCCGCTCGCAAAGAACTGGCCTGGACTCGTGCTGACATGATTTGGACCGGCCATTTACATCAACCGATTGTCGATCAAGTCTACACAACTGATTATGATCAGAAAACGGGCCTGCTGTTCGAGCGGGATACTCTGGTCATTATTAGCCCGAGTTATCTGAAGTATTTTGGCGGGTACGCGGCTCACACTCGCTTGGCTCCGGGTCTTCGCGGCCTGTCAGTTGCCATCCTGCAACCTGATGGAAGAATCGATGCAAACGTTCACGCTCGCGGACGGAGGCTATAGGTGAGCACGTCGATTGTAACTCCTAATCCTTGGTCTGATCTAATTGCGAAACTCCGGGCAGTTCCTGATGATGCTGATAGTGCTGACCTGCGGAAGTTAGCAGCGGAGATAAAAACTCAAGTCCCTGAAAGCAATAACCCAAAAGATCGAATTGGGCAAGCAAAGGTTTCATTGACTTCCATTCCTGCCGTGGCTTTGCTGCATGAAGCAAAAGCCATGATGAATGGAGCATCACGGTACGGGCGATATAACTGGCGGGAACATAGCGTCCTTGCGTCAATTTATGTTGATGCGGCATTGCGTCATCTGTTCGCATGGTTTGAAGGTGAAGAAGAGGCAGCGGACAGTGGCGTTCACCATTTGGGGCATTTACGAGCGTGTGTCGGGATTCTTTTGGATGCTCAATCGATGGGAAATCTGGTTGATGACAGGCCGAAGAATGGGAAGTTTCATGAGACACTAAGTAACTTAAATGGAAAGAAGGTATAGCCTTGAACATTTACATTGCAGCCGCATGGTCTCGCCGGGAAGAAATGAAAAGGCTCGCAATTGAACTGGAACAAGCTATTCCCGGCCTGATAGTAAATGCGCGCTGGATTAAGATCGATCCGACTGATCAAACATTTTGGCAGAGAACAGACCGCGAAAATACACGCTTGGCAATTGAGGACCGAGATGATGCTATAGCGGCGGATGTTTTAGTTCGGTTTACCGATGACTTGACTGCTAAAATGGTCCCCTCCAAACTAGCGACTGGCTCTCGAATGGTGGAAATGGGAATGGCGCTCCAGGCTCACATTCCGGTTATTGTTGTTGGTGGGAAGCAGAATCTTTTTGATTGCCTACCGGAAGTTCGGCATGTAAAGAATGTTATGTCTTTAAGGCGTCTGCTTCGACGAATATCGGCAGTAGCGGATGGAAAGTTATGCCGTATATAACTCAAATGGCTCGCAAAATTATCGACGAAGGCGGAGTAATTCAAACGGCTGGCGAATTGAACTATGCGATTACCAAACATTTTCTGAATATATCTATTGGGCTGTCAGAAGCCTTGAGTGAGATTCGACGAGAAATTGAGAAGTATATTGCTCATCGTGGCTTGAACTATGGAGCTATAAACGATGTAGTGGGTGCACTGGAGTGCGCTCGTCGCGAAGTTAAGCGTCGTTGTGGTAAAGACCCGGCTTTGTTTAGCGATATCACAAACGAATTTTACGACGCGATAGCCGCGCCGTACGAAGACGAAAAAATCAAACAAAATGGAGACGTATACTAACATGCCGATGACAGATTCAGTATTCCGCACGATCAGTTGTGATGGTCCGAAGTGTACTAAGACGGCTGAATTGCTTGAAGTAAATAGCAGTGACCAGGAGCAACAGCCTGGCATCAAGGCGATTCTCGATAAAAAACTCAAGGATACGCCCTGGTTGCAGAGTCCCCGAGTTGTTCAAGCAGCCGGAAAGCAATTCCTCTTCTGCTCTGATCCTTGTCTGGTAGACGCAGCCTCTGTTGGAATGTTCATTCCTCCAGAAGAAAAGAAAATCTTTGAGCCTGCTGGAAATGCTACATCGCAGATTCGTGCGGCTCTCGAAGAAAAAACCCGTGCGGCAGCAGCAGATGCGGCTCTTCGTGCCGGGGCTCCGATTCAGATCAGCCCTAAGTAGGGAGGGAATTAATGCGAATCTACAAAATAAATATCGAGCACTGAATGTCTGGAATCTGATTCAACGTTGTCTTAAGGAATGCTTATGAAGTGGTCTAGGACTGAAGCCTCAGCCGATTTTGATCTGGCTTGCAAACAGCAGTACTACAAATGGAGGAAAGATATGAGCATACTAAATTCGAATTATGCTGAAATTAGAGAAGCAGCTTCTCGCGGAGTTGAACGAACGAATCGAATAGATTTGATTTTGGAGGAAATTGCGTTGGAAGTCGAACGTGCCAAACTAACATGGGGAGAAGATTTTGATCGTAAGAACACCCTGAATGATTGGGTGATATATTCCATGTCATTTGCTGCTGATGCAACAAGGATGGACACGACACTCCAAGAGCAGGAAACTTATCTTCGCAAGGCCGCTGGTCTGCTAGTCTCAGCAATTGATATGCTACAACGCGAAGGCTTTGCACCACGGCATTACGAAGGACAGACGCAACCAGAATCGCTTCCAGAAATTAAGTAAAGGAGACACATGCGATACTTCATTCGTTTCGTCGGTCATGTCATTCAGCAGCCCGGCGTAGTGATGCCTCGGGAAGTCTACTATGATGTGATTTCGGAATTTGAGAAGGAAGATTATGAGCCCCAAACACAGGGTGAGAAGGTCGGTCTCAAACAATTTGTTAATGTCCTCACGTTTCAACTGATGGAACATGGGATGGTCGTTCCGAAGAATCCGGGTAAGATGCAGGACGGCACAAAGATTCGATTCGATCAGCGCATGGGCGTTCCGAAGCACATGATCGCATATATTGATTGCATCGTTAAACCACTTGTAGTGCCTCCGCCAACGCTTCCTCCTGATCTGGCGATGTTTGAAACGGAAGAGCCGGGCACGACGATTATCAATGGTGATACGGTGAACTAATGAATACACCAATTCCAATTCACCCATACGATATGTATGACTTGCTGAGCAATCTCACGATCAGCGAAGTTCTGCACACCGAGCATAAAGAAGGTCCAAATGGGCCGAATGGCCCGGCCATATCCAAAATTCTTGATAAGTGGTACATCGAGGACCCGGATGCGCCGTACAAAGGAAATAATCCAGAATTTTTAGAAATTCTAAAGACTAGGTGAACTGATGATTCTTGGCATTCTCGATTTTGAGACAACCGGTACTGATCCACTTCAGGATCGTGTTTGGGAAGCAGGTCAAATTATCTATAGTACAAGTCAACAGCGGGTGCTTGAATCGACTGGTTATCTTGTCGCAACAGATCGTCCAATTTGTGCTCAGGCGGCCGAGAAGATGCACGTCAATCCGGCAGTGATGTTGGCGATGCTAAAAAAGTTTGGCTATGACGAACAAGATTCGTTATTGGGAATTCTCGACTGGTTGAAGAAAGTAGATGCGGTTGCTGGTCATAACATCAATCAGTTTGACTGGGAGATGTTGCGTAACTGGACGAATCGCTATAATGCAATCCTTCCGCCTATGGTGCTGATCGATACAATGTGGGACCTGCCTGGTGTCCAGGGTCGCCAACTCCAACATATGGCGGCTGACGATGGTTTCTTAAATCTCTCACCGCATTGTGCTTTGGCGGATTGCCAAACGACGCTGAAATTGATCGAGAATCGTTTGCCAGTATTCGACAAGATTGTTGAACGCGCCAAGTCGCCTATTGTGATCCTCCAAAGTTTACAGGATCGCGACAACAATCAACAGGCGAAGGATAGGAAGTTTCATTGGAATGATCAGCCGGGTCACATTTGGTGGAAGGCTGTGAAAGAGATTGACGTAGACGCAATTGCGAAAGAAGCGCCGTTTGATGTATCAATCCGGCGAGACCTAAATATCCGGCAACTTTGGGGCTAAAATGTTGATTTGTAAACTCGACGGCGCGAAATTCAAAAACAGCGATTCAGCTATTAATCATATCTCTGATGAGCACTCCGACATAATTGATGAGAGGATGCACAACTATAGATACATAGCAGAAGAGCGTCTTTTCGAAGAACAAATCGAAGAAGTCGAGGAGGAATAATGATCACGTTAGGAGCAAAGCAATCTGAAGCAGCGAGGGATGCTGGCATCGCTCAAGCAGCCGCGCATCGGAGAAAAATTCTTGCGACGGCTCGGGCGATTGCAAAAGCACAGGCTGTGACAAATGGAACCACGAATGCTGACGAAGTTGCAACCGAACTTGAACTACGCAGGATTGATTCAACTGAACTCGGCAACGCGGCGGGAGCTATTTTTCGGGGTGCTGGCTGGTCATTCGTTGGCTACAAGAAGTCGGTTCGGGTCTCACGTCATGCAAATAAGATCGGAATTTGGACGTTTAATCCACAAGCCTAAATAGGCAAAGGAAGTATATCAATATGTTGATCGCTACAGGCGGTAAGAAGTTTGAGAAGCCGAGCCCCGGTATTTGGCTTGGCCGTACCATCGATGTTGTTGAACTTGGCTCCGTGCCGTCAAAGGGCGGCTTTCCAGCACAAGTTCGAACACGCATTGTTTGGGTTGTCGCTCCGGTGCCGGGTCAGGGCCTGTCAGTTGTCGATAGCGAAGGTCGCCAGTTCCGTCATATGGAGCAGCCGCCCTCAAAGATGACGCCTCCAACGAAGTATCAAGCCAGCCGGATGTATAAGTTGGCTGAGCAAGTCTTTGGCGGAGCCGACAAGATTCCGACTCCGTTTGATGACGAATTTTTTATGGATCGTGTCAATCAACTCGTCCTGGTAACCAATGGACCAATGGGAGAATTTCGCACCATTGCTGCCATGATGCCGGTGCCTCCTGCCATGATGTCACTGGTTCCCGCAGTTCCGACTGGTTATGTACGTGAAAAGGATCGTCCGAAGCAGTCGGGCCAACAGGGGCAGCCGACTCAAGTATCAAGTCCGGCTCTATCTGGCGTCACGTCAAATGTAAATCAGGCGCAGGTGGAGATTGCCGACGAAGATATACCTTTTTAGTGTGAATGAAGATATCCTGAAAAGGATACCGTAACCCAAGGTGGGGAAACTACGGCGCTGAACGGCGTAAGACGTTCGGTGGAGGTAAGCCCCACCACTTTCTTATGAGGCTTAATGTCTTTCAAAGATATCATACAGCCTTTAATCGAGCGCGGTGTTCCGGTCATTCCTCTTAGACCGCGTACCAAAATTGCATTTTCGCCCGACTGGCCTACTCTTGCCACAACTGATTCTGCGCAGATACTGCGATGGGATACAGAGTTTCCGAATGCAAACTGCGCCGCAGTTGCGAAAGCTGAATCGAATGGTACCTGGATACTTGAGATAGATGACCCTGCAATGTGGTCTCGCATACAAAAAGAGACAGGCCAGAAATTTCCTCAGACATTCATAGTTCGCTCTCGCCCCGGCCGTGGACATCTGTATTGGCGACATAATAATGCCAGCATCGAACTTGCTGCGGCAAAATCCTACTATAGTCTTAAAGACGTGAATGGTAAAGAGCAATGCAGTGCGCGGTTAAATCATGCTTATGTTGTGGGTCCTGGTAGTGTCCATCCTGAGACTCAAGTAGTTTATGAAGTGCGTTCAGCAGCGCCGATCACGGAAGCACCTCAGTGGCTTATTGATTGGATCAAGAAAAATCTGACCGAGAATGCGAAACTTCCGCTGACTGCTCGCTCTGATGGACCGAAAATTCCTCGCGGATCGCACGACAATGAATTGACACGCATTGCCGGGAAACTTCGGCAGGATGGTATGGAAGAGAGTACCCTTGCTGATGCGCTGATCGAAATCTGTGAGAAGAGGTGTGAAGATTATGGTTCCGATTATAGAGAAATGTGTGCCAAGATTGCGCACAGCATCGGCAGAAAACCTATAGTTGACACTCGCGTATTGCATAACGGCATTCCCGTTGGGTCGGATGTTTCTCTTTCTTCCCAGACAACAGTGCAAATCCCAAGCGGACAAATTAGCGGTTCAGATTTTACGACGGAACCGGAAGTCGATGATGCTGAAGTGGCATTCCGACCAGCCTTTCCGAAATGGGTGATGAACGAAACATCGCTTTATGAAAATCTGGTTAAGCCTGCTGCTGCGGCGTCAGATAAATATGAGGAGTTGATCTGGATGCCTGCTGTATTGATGTTCCTGAATACGATTGCGGGACGAGTCAAATTGAAATCGCAGCAAGCACGAATGCCGAATTTGTTTCTTGGCGTGATTGCGCCATATGGGCATTTTTACAAGTCATCGAGTTGTGAACTGGCTCAAAATTATTTCATTCAAATGGGCAAGGCTCTCAAGGATGCAAAGATGGCGGGTGATAAGACTATTATTCTTTCGCCAGGCAGCCCGGAAGGTCTTGGTCTTCGATTGAAAGATTGCCATGCAACTCATGCCGTCCTCTACTACGACGAGTTAGGTAAATTCGTTGCGAAAGGCAGGATTGAGCACAGTTCTTTCGTCGAAGATATTTGTTCGATTTATGACAGTAGAGATTTCGCGAATGAGATTAAATCGAACAAGGATTCATTTCGATTTTCAGCCGGGACATATTGCTTCAGTTGGCTATGGTGTACGACAGACCGTAAATTTCCGCAACTCTGGTCCAATTTGTCGAATGAGGACAGTGGATTGAATGACCGTATGTTCTTTTTGTTATCGCCAGAGGAAGAGCGCGAGAGCGGTCTATATTCTGAGCCCGTTCTTGATTCCGAGTCGACGCGGAAGATGATCGAAACGGCGATGACACAACACGACGGCATTTTTGATTATGAGGATTATACTGACGCGCAGGGCAAAGCCAGAGGCATCGATCCGCGTAGCCTCGCTATGTTCGAAAATTTTAGTCTTTACTTTGCGGTTGATTTGGGTAGAGATGCCATTGACGCGGACTGCTGTGAACGTGCTCGTGCCCTGGTTGAATATCGCAATCGAACGCAGAAATTTCTTGATCCAATTCAGGCTGAGACAAGTCAAGGCAAGGATCAGATGGGGATTGTCCATGAACTCCGTCGCAATCACGGCAAGATGATAACTCGGGACCTGAAGAAAGCCATGCGCTCGGATCGATTAGGATCGGATCGTTGGTATAGAGCATACCACGGCCTGATTCTTGAAAAAGTAATCGACGAGCGTGCGGCTATCGGGGCTATGCCTGGGCGCAAACCGGAAGATCAGCGGCCAGCAATGACATATCTACTTAAGCAGGAGGGATAAATGGGGTTTGTAATCACAGGTAAGGATACGACGAATTTCACTCACAATGCTGGATCGTGGTTACCCGATTATACGGTACCTCGGTCTGCGGACGGAGCACTTACGACATTTATCATTCCATCAGTTGGGGGCGGAAACAATTGGGACTTGCCAATAAAGTATTTTTGGACTCCGACATTCGAACCGCTCTTCAAGGTGAAGAAACTTCATTCGAACGCCATGGTGCCAACGAAAGCATACTACGGTGACTTGGGTTGGGATGTCTATGCTATAGCTCCTTATACAGTCTGGAAAGGGCATCTAACCCTAGTTCAGACCGGCATTGCAATTCAACCTCGGAATGGTTGGGGTTTTATTGTTAAGGATCGCTCCAGCCGGGCTATAGAACAACTCTTCACGCACGGCGGCGTCTATGATAACGGTTTCCGTGGTGAGGTGACAATCGGTGTGACGTGTGAGGACCCGCAATACTACATTAGTGCAGGAGAGAGAATCGCGCAAATCGTTTTCGTCCCTATTGCGGAAGGCGGTCCAGAGGTTGTTGATGAACTTGATCCAAGCGAGCGCGGTGAAAAACATTGGGGCTCAAGCGGGAGATAAATCATGAAAATAGTAGGATTCATAGTCATTGCTGAAGATGATGTAATGTGTGCAGCTAAAGCACACGATTCAAAGTATGAAACACTTTGGTTCGGCACCCATGCAACTTTGTTTGAAACGCGGCGTCAGGCATACCAAGCCATTGCTCGTACCCAAACATATCGTAAGAACCTCGCTTATGATTGGCCGTGGATGGACAAAGCGCGAGTTGTTAGGGTAATCGGTATACGATGATTGACTTCGCCAAAGAGATGCGCAAGAAGAGGCTGTTTGCAGACTTCGAATCGCGCAGCTATACAGATATCAACGGTAAGTATTCCGTTGGATTGTACAACTATATGTCGCACTCGACGACTGAGATGGTAATGTGCGCCTATGGATACGGAGATTGCCTTATCGAACATCCATTCGACGTAAAACTCTGGCGTATCTGGACCGGAGAGCCGATGCCACAGGATTTACATGAATACTTGAAAGCCCCGGAGGTGGACATTGTTGCATTCAACTCATCCTTTGAGCGACTCGGATTTCGAAAACATGGTTTTAACCTGGGACCGGAAAGATTTCAAGATGCTCAGCCTTCTGCTCGGATGCTCAGTCTACCCGCCGACCTGGATGCCATATCAGATATTCTCGGGTTGGACCGAGACCTCGGAAAAGACAAACGTGGGCATCAACTCATAAATTTGTTCTGTACTCCGGTTATAAAGAAAGCTAAGAAACCTACCAAGAAAAATCCAAATGGTATCTCTGCAACGTGTTTATACAACGACTGGAATACGCATCCGCAAGAATGGGAAGAATTTTGTGAGTATTGCAAACAGGACGTGAGGGCGGAGCGCGAAGTTACACGCCGAGAAATTTTGCTGCGGGTGTTTCCTCTTCCTGAATTCGAACGAAGGGTATGGCTCTTCGATCAAAAAGTGAATGATCGAGGAATTCATGTTAACCGGCAGTTCGTCACGAACGGTCTTGAACTTGGGACTCGGGCAAAGATCGAAACCAAGAAGGTGATGAATAAGATTACCAACCTAGAGAATTCAAACTCTCGCAATCAGTTGCTACCGTGGGTACAGGCTCGGGGTTATGAAGAGGATTCTTTGGAGAAGGATGCAGTAAAGACAGCCCTGAAGTTCAGCACGACACTGACACCCGAATGCCGAAAAATTTTGGAGATGAGACTCAATGCTAGTTCTACTACGTACACGAAATTGACTGCTGTTCTTCGGCAACTTTGTGATGATGACCGGCTCCGGGGCCAATTCATCTACATGGGCTCGGCGCGCTGCGGTCGATGGAGTGGAAACGCCGTCCAGATGCATAATATGGCAAGACCAGAGCCGCTATTCGAAGATGAAGACATCGTTAATGAGGCTCGGACGCTCATTTTCAAATTGGATTTTGACGGAATAATCAAACGATTCGGCAAATTGACTCCCGAGGAAGTAGATTATGGTTCTGTTCTGGCAACAATAAAGAACACGATTCGAACAATTTTTGATGCGTCCGAAGGCAAGCGTCTGAATGTCTGTGACTTGAACGCAATTGAAACTCGTGATGCTGCTTATTTGTGTGAATGCCAGCCACTCAATGATGTTTTCATTCCGAGACCTGGGAAACCGAATGGGAATTGCCCTTATCTCACCTTTGCCGGACAATGGAAGAACATTCCATATGAAAAACTTGAAGCCGATTACCACAGTTTAGACAAAGCCATCAAAGCTATTGCTAAGAAAATGCGCCAGGATGCGAAGCCTGCTGTTATTGGCGGCGTCTATCGATTGTCTGCGGGCCGAATTGAGACTGACTGGAAGACCGGACGCCTACACAAAACTGGACTTCTCGACTATGCCGAGAAAATGGGCGTTGATCTTACTCCAGAGAAATCGATTGAACTTACGAAAGTATTTCGCATGGTCTATAGTGAAATTAAGCAAGCATGGTATGACCTCGAAAAAATTGTGGCAGATGTACTCGCTGAAGGAACTGTTCGCGTTAGACGTGAATGGGGACCAGGCGGATGTATAAAATTTGATAAACTCACTATCACCGATCATGGTACACGACGAAACATTCTCCGAATTCTATTGCCATCTGGACGAGCCCTTCATTATTTCAATGCCAGAATTGAAGAAACAAAAATGCCGTGGAAAAATTCTGAGTCTGGAGAAGACGTATATAAGCCAACTCTTGTCTATGATGGAGCGAATCAAGAAACGCATCAGTGGGATTGCTATGTTACCAGTCACGGCGGAAAAATCCTTGAGAACATTGATCAAGCCTGGTCACGAGATGTTCTAGCTCTCAAATTGTTAATGTTTGAAGAAGCCGGGCTTCCAGTAGTCGGTCATGTACATGACGAGGGTATCTCCGAAACGTGGGATGATCCTATTGCTCCAGGTCTACCTGAGATGGATGCAATGATGCGTTCGAAAATTTGGTGGGCTCCAGGTCTTTTGTTAGGCTGTGATGGATTCGAAGATCAGTATTACCACAAGTAAACTTGACAAATTTTCTTTTTGGAGGTATTGTATGGATAGCAACAGATTCATTCCGCTGTATGATCTTGAAAGACTCAGCGAGGACCAAAAGGCCAGTTACCTCAGAGGTGCCTGCGAATTTTTAGGCATCCCTCCCGATCTGAACCTTCTGGCATTTATTTCAAAGGATGTAGATGGCACAGGCTATCATGAAGTCCTTTATGCAAAGAAGGGCGCGACGGATTTACTTCGTCGAAATCGAGGCATCTCTACGGTAGCCATCGAGGTTCTTCCGAATATAGTATCTGGACAAATTTGTTTTCTCGCAGTAGGTCGTGATAAAGACCTTCGCGAAGAACGAGCCATCGGCGCGGCTGAAATTGACGGGCTGCATGGCAAAACGTTATCCGATGCTATTGCGACAGCGCAGACTCGCGCAGTTCGAAGAATGACTCTTCAATTTGTCGGCGGCGGGATTCTTGATGAAAGTGAAGTTAGCCATGATCGTACAGCGCTAGTGAATAGCACCCCGCTGGACGTGATCACAACGCAGCCAGTTGTAATGCCGAATCCGACGCCATCTGTTGTAGAGCCTCCACCGTTTGACGGTCCTCTTTTTCCGCCAGATCAGGTAGAAGCAATTGGGAAGGCATTAGGGCTCCCAAATCTTAAACAAAATTGGACACCGACTCCAGCACAGCGAGCCGCTCAAGATGCTCTAGCTACAGTCAAGACGGAAACTCTTGCAATCGTAGCAGGCGAGAATTTTAAGACCGTGGCAGACCTCGCTGCGACACTTCCGTCTGATCATCCGTTAGCTCAGGCTGCCGAACCTCCTAAGCAACGCAAACGTAAAGCTGCTGAGATAACTCTAAATACACCGACTCAAGAAGCAAGTCCTGTTGTTAATTCTGTGCCAACACAAGTAATTCCTGAAAAAATTATCGTGGCTGGTATAGCAATGGCAAACAAGGGCAATGAAATTCTTCGTGGTATAGTTCAAGAAGCCGTTACGGAAACATCTGCGCCTGCGCAACTCCCGGCACAACCTGTCATGCCGCCTACCGTTCAAAAATTGCTAAACCCGGTCCAGGAAGCAGAAATTAAGACCCGACTGGCGAAATATCGCAATGAGATTCTCCCGGGCGGTGGAATGGTTCCAGTTGCTTCGATTGGTGGTGTTGAAATTCAGTTGAGGAAATTCGTTAGCCAATTCAATTCTGTGAAGCCGAGCAGCAAGACATGGGATTATATGGACTGGCTAAAGTTCATCGACTTCCTTGATGATGTTGCAAAAACTCGTGGTGCTGCTGGACTCGTGCAGTATATGCAGCAAGCCATCGGAGTCATCAAATGAATGCTGCTGAAATCAAAGCGATACATGCTCTTCGTATCCATCTTCACGAGCGTGCCGGTCAGGAATATAAAGCAGGTTATTATCATCTCTGCGAGCAATATCTTGACGTGGTTGATGATCTCGAAAGGGTTTTTGCAACCATATGTTGCAGTTTGGACGAGCAATGATTTGTTACGTAGTTTTGGATGGCTACCCAAATGAATAATTGTTTCATCGGAGATTATGGCCCAGATGCTGATCAACTCGTCTGTATCAATGCAGTTGAAGGCATCTATGTAGTGGTAGCTGGTCCAGGATCAGGCAAGACGGCAACTCTGCTACAACGACATGTCAATATGCTCCTCCACGGCATTCAGCAGAAAGATACATTGAACCTCACGTTTACACATGAGGCGGCTGAAGAAATGGTGAAACGTATCGGATTCATGGATGCCGCCTCAATTTTCCGCACGTTCCACAGCTATAGCCTGGAATTGCTGCGGAAAGAGCGCGCTTTCCTTCCGTTCAAAGTGACTGATGATGTTTTGCCATTTTCCGGTGAGGACTATCAACTCCTTTTCGATCTAGTCAAGACATACCGAGCCGGGGTGAAGAGTTTCCGTACACTCAAAGAGCATATTGAAGCATGGAAATGCTCCGACGTATCGCCGGAGCGAGCCATTGATGAATCTCTCGGACTTGAGAGATATTATGGCATGGCATACCGAGATTATGAGCGCCGTTGTCGTGAACAAGGTTGGCTTGATTTTGATTCCTTAATGCGCGAAACCGTTAGTCTTCTCGAAAGCAACGACGACGTGAGGAAGAGATGGCAAAAAGAATACATCGCCGTAGACGAGTGCCAGGACACAAACGTCCTTCAGTTCCGGCTGTTACAACTCCTGTTCAAAAAAAATATCTTTGTGGTAGGCGACGAAAATCAGCTAGTGTACGAGTGGCGAAATGCCCAGGCTGGCAACTTATCGAACTTCGAAAGACATTTTCCGGGAGCGATAAAACTTTTCCTGGGCCAGAACTACCGCTCGACTGGCGCAATCGTAGAATTCTTGTTGCGGATTCTGCCCGTGGACAACGGCCTCAGTTCACATATGATGACAACGAACCCATATGGCGTGCAGCCTGAGATCATTCGCTATGAAGATGAACTCGAAGAGGCTCATCAGACTCTAACAAAGATAACCGAGCCCGGCAAGACAGCAATTTTGGCGCGTACCAACCGCCAACTTTTTACTTATCAGAAGATTCTGACTCTTGAAGGAAAGAAATATCACATTCTCGGAAAAAAGGATTTCTGGCAGCAGAATGAAGTTCAGGCTTTGCTTCGGTTGGCAAAAAATGACATCAGTTTACGTCCAGCCCATCAGGTTCTCAGTGACATAATTGAGCGAGAGAGGTTTTTAGAAAAATATCGCTATGCTCAGAATCCAATGGAATCGAGCCCGGTTGAAAATTTGAACGACATTGTAAAGATGGCATCCGGTAAAGGGTCGGTTAGTGAATTTTTGAATTATTTACGCCGACTTACACATGCGCGCAAGGGTAAGAGTGGGGAGGCGGTTACACTTGCTACGGTTCACCAAGCCAAAGGCCATGAATGGGATTATGTTTATGTCATCGGAGTGAACCAGAAGAAAATGCCACATCAGGATGGCAAACTGCCCGAAGAGAAGCGAATTTTCTATGTTGCAGCTTCTCGACCGGCAAAGGAATTGCATTTCAGTTACACTTGCCAGCGAAGCCAATTTTGGCCAGATGAGTATCCAAGTCTAATTTACTCTAATCCAGCAACGCGGATTGTTGATTTGAAAAAATACACTGAACCGGGGAGCGGACTATGGCCTTCCTCTACGTAAACTCGAAAGGCACGCAATGGCGGCGGCATTCGTACAGTGCGGGCCAGGATTTCGATTTCAGTCCTCTTAAGTATTACCTGCGCCGTGTACAAGGCTGGAAAGAGATTGATAATAAAGCCAGACTCCTCTTTGGTCGGGCTGTCGAGCAAGCTGTTCAATTCTACCACGAGCACGATGGAAGCGGAGGCCGAGAAGAATTCCATCGACTCTGGGAAATTTTCAAAGATCGAAATGATCTTGTGTACACCCGCACAGAAAAGGATTGGACTACGCTTGATGCGGATGGCGACGATCTACTCCGATTGTATTCCATTCGGCAGCCATCATTGCCAATACCGCTACGAGGTCAAATCATATTCCAAAGAGAAGTTTCAAAAGAAGTTTTCCCCGGTGATGCTAACTATGGAGAGATTGAAGATGCCGGAAAGTTGGATATGATTTGCTGGACTGATCCAACTCATCCGATGCTACCACGGCTTGAATGGAAGCCAGAATACGGCATGCTGCGGCCATTGATTGTTGATATGAAGACATCGGGCCGAGGCTACCCTGAAGAACAGGGTATGGCAGCATTCGACGAACAATTGCGGCGATATAGTTGGCTCAGCGGTATCCATGATGTCGCATTCGTTGTCTTTGTGAAAGTGGGGCGGAAATTGCAGAAGGGCTCAAGTGTAACGTTGCTGGAAGGCGTTGGCACATATAAAGCCGGAGATGAAGCAGTGATCGCTCGTGTTGATGGGGAGAACTCATGGATTGTTCGCAATGACTACGAACTTGAACAGATGTCCGCCGCCCAGGGAGAGAAAAATGACAAGACGGATCAAACAAAAGCAGCCAAGGAGCGTGCTCAAGCATGGCTCGAAACCAACGGATTTCGCGTCCATAGTGGGTACCTTACCCGACAACGGCTACAATTTAACGCTGGCTTCGTTACGACTGATAGTCAACTCGATGCGGGGCAAATCTGCGCGACCCAGATCGTCGGCATCGTGAATGCATGGAAGACAAAGAAATGGCCGAATAAGTTTGGGATTCGATTTCCTCATGATAACAGATCGGACCCGTATTTTCAGGCTTTCGTTTTGAAAGATGAGGCATTTCGTAAAGAAAACTTTGTAAAAACAGATGAAGATTCAATGAATGATCTTTTTGAAGATGAAGTGGAGGCAGAAGAATGAAAAATGATATAGAGAATATAGACCCAAAGTATTGGGAAGAAGTTTTGAAATCAGAAAATCTTGGTATGGATCGTGGTGCTCGAATTCAGGATGTTTTTGCGGAATCCGAATATGCGGCTCGCCAATTTGCTAAGGGTCATCCTACATTAACCGAAGAAGAAGCCGCGAAAGAAGGTTTCATAATAAATCACGAGGTTGAAGAGTGAGTTATAATACTCTGAAAGAAAATCTTCCGGCGATCAACAGTAAACTTCGCCAGAGTTTCGATTCCGATGATCCGATTCGTATGGCATTTCGAATTGGAGGACTGCGTAGAAGTGGGGGAAAGAGAGGGAGTCGAGCAACCCCTGAGTGGGCACTTAAGTCACGATCACTGCGGAAAATTTTATTGCGATCTTTTCCACGAATGCGTGAGACAATCATTCCCTGTTCTAACAATCATCGTTATTGTCGATGTCCGTATCATCAACGATGGCTGGCTTCTCGATGGGTGTATATTGCCTACTTGTATTGGAATCGAAGTTTGACGCAAGGACAAATTGTTTGCGAATTAAATATGGTCAAGATAGGAAATGAAAATATCCCTATATTCTGGACAGTGAATAAAGTTAAAATGATTATACGAGATTTGAAGTGGGCTGCCCATGGACTACGTTCGAACGGTTCCGGCATTCTAGAAAGTCATAAGATTGGTCGTCCAAGAAAAATTCGTGACACTACTGCGGCTTCTATCAAGGACGATATCAATGAGCCGCGATCAAACCGTTAAGGTACATTTCTGTTTCAAGCAGCATCTCGGAGAACAAATCAATCCCTCCAGATGCAAGTGTCGTAAATGGATTACGTTTCAAGAGGCTGAGCAGAAAGTTGCCGAAGGTCGCGCCGACTGGCTAATCCTTAGCCGGACGAGAGTTGAAAGCCCTGCGGAAATCGGGAAGTTCAACCCTGAACGTGGCCGGTTTAACCCTCCGTTGAAAACACTGGCCGATAAGAATTTTGTCAAAATTTGTCCGATCTGTGCTAGACTAAGTGAAGCAAAAAAGAAACTGTGTAAGAATTGCAACGGGCGAGGCTATGAGAATCCCGAAGTCTTTTGGGAGGAACTTAGCAAACATCAGAAGCCCACTCCGGGCGGCACTATCATTATGGTGGGTTCTGCTGATGAAGAGGGCCACTATAATTTAGCATTGCACAAAAAGACGCCCCGCGTTGCAACGTTAGAAGGGCCAAATCCAGCCTCCGGGCCGAATCGTCTCGGGCATATTGTTCGTGCAGCTATCGGTAGCAAATACGATCAAGAGCGTGTTGAGGAATACGGCCAAATTAACCGACTGGAACTTTACGGAAAGCCTCAAGGAAAACCCTTGAAAGAGAAGACAATTTCGTTTACACTAGAACCGGTGGATGTTCCCGGAGATATGACTCACGATGCTCAAGGCCGCCGATATGATTATGGTCAAGCAGTCGTGTAGTTAAGAAAGGACCTCAATGGAACCGATGGATGATGTAGTGAATGAAAGCGTAGTTGCAACTCCAGAATTAACCGAAGCAGTCAAGAAATTTGCCGAAGCATTTGCCGAGCGTAGTTTCAGTCAGCGTCATGAAGACCTCGGCAAAATGATTGATTGTCGTCTGTGTGGCCGTCGTCATCGTGAAGGCGATTCGCTCGCCAAACTTAGCCGTGCTCATGGTGAGCAAAAATTTGGTGATATTAAAATCCCTTCTCGTTCTGTGGCATTCAAAAAACAGCGTATTCATCCGCATCACAATTCTCGAATCCGTCAGTTTGCCAACCTAGCTGAAAAAATATATACTCAAGACATTGCGCCCTATTTCCATGAAGAGGGGGACCGACTGATTCGACGTGCTCAGCGACGTGCTGCAATTATTCTGCGTAAACAGTGGATTGCTGCGCGAGTGTTACACAAACATATGCAGGATATCAGTCGTCGTATAAATTGGGGTCTATTGCCGGGAGGTTCACGATGAGTCTAGGTCCAGCCCAAAAGATCGAAAAACTTATTGACCATATCATGGGAAGGTTCATTGGCGGAGTTGGGGACAACTGTGTCTGTCAAACGGATGCAGACGCCAGTGATCGAGCCGAAGTTATGATTCGAGCCGCATTACGTGTATTTCTGAGTCAAAATTACGAAGAGATTTTTGAGGAGTAGCCATGCCGTCAGTCAAAGCCTATCGAGCACGCAAGCGCGACATCGAAATACTGAAAACCGAACTTTTCCGAGCCGAATCCGACAAGCAGTCTTCCGCACTTGTTATTGATAATGCGAAGAGGGCAATAGATGTGCTTCTGGTCGAATTAAAGAAGTATAAGATTCGGTGCTCTATTCTTGAATCATACATTCGGCATGCCTATTGGGATGATTTGGAAAATCCGGTGACAACCCCATCAGAAATTCCGAAGTGCCTGAATCCCTTTGATGCGATCAAATTTGCTGGCGGCCCGGAACCAATGGCGTTTCCTACACAGATTGAAGAGTAAATGCCTCTGATAATTTTGGGACTCGCAATGATTGCGGCTCTTTCTATGGCAGATCAAATCAATTTTTATTTGAGGAAACGCTATGGACTTAATCATCTATCACAATAATTGCACTGACGGGTTCTGCGCGGCCTATGTCGCCCACCAGCGCTGGCCTGAAGCAACGTTACTGGCGCAGGATTACGGTGTCGAGCCGCCGTATGCTGAGGTGGAGGGCAAAAATGTTTTCGTTGTAGATTTTAGTTGGAACACTTCTCTCGAAAATTGTGAACTTGCTCGCCGAGCGAAGTCATTCCGCATTCTCGACCATCATAAAAGCGCCCAGGAAGTTCTTGCCGGGCTGTCATTCGCTACATTTGATATGAATCGAAGTGGTGCTGGATTAGCATGGGATTATCTATTTGGCAAAGATTCGCCCGATGATGGTCGCCTAGTTAAAGAAACTGATTTTGCTTGCTGCGAAAATTGTTCACGAATGCCGCGCCCCTGGTATGTCAATTATGTGGAAGACCGCGATTTGTGGCTCTGGAAACTGCCGAAGAGTCAAGCAATCAATGCGTATCTTGGGGCTGTACAAAAAGATTTTCGAGTTTGGGATTTTATGGTTGCAGGCATTGAATCGGACTCGGCTGCTGAATATGGAGCCGGAGCGCTGCGCCAGATTGAACATTATGTACGCGAAGGCACCCGTCATGCGCAGACAGGCAAACTTCTTTTTATCGATAAGGAAGGATTCGTCCACGAATATCAAGTCGCTGTCATTAACGGGCTAAACACCAATTTTAGCGAACTTGGCGGAGAACTTGCGGACTGGCCCGGCATAGATGTTGCAATCGGATGGTTCGAACGTGAAGACGGACTTATTCAATTTGGATTGCGAGCCCATAAGGGTGTTGATGCAAGTAAATTAGCTCAAGCAAAAGGTGGAGGCGGTCATCAAAAAGCAGCCGGATTCCAATTGAGTATTGAGGAAGGTCGAGCACTAATTGATGCAATCCTTGGCCGGACAATTTTTTCAAGCGGGAATTCCGATAGAGTATTTTTTGCGCCGATGAAATTTAGTGCTTGACAAACTAGTAGGAACCCTAGTAGGATCAGCCCATGTCAAAACTCCATATCGAGATCGGAACAAACGGCGCAATCATGACAGTAAGTGAAATGCGCCGAAAAGTTGCTTCGGCCATTCGGGCAATACCCGGCAACACCATCATGACTTTTGCTTTCTGGCTGACTATACCAGGCTTTGCCAGCAATAACATCGAAATTTCCGAACACTCTGGGCACATTAGTGCTGCGGAATTACGCAAACTGATCGCTCGTACCGTGGCCCCTCTTTACGGACCCAATTCAGTTCAATTCGGCTTCCATACGGCATACGAAAGGAAACCAAATGGACACGACCGGAATTGAGGCGCAATTGATGGCCGAAGCCGAGGAACAGGCGATCCTCAATCTGCATACACTCGGGAACTGGGAGAATTTTTGTGGTGGTGCTATTCGAATTGCGTGCTGCATTACTTGCAAGCGTCACGTTCGGATTGAAGTTTTTCCGAACGGAAATGACGAATTCAAAAATCAAGTGTATCAGACTGAAATTCGCGGCCCCGCTGTCACTATGGAATGTGGCGGCAGAAAGGTAAACTAATGGCATCAATTGCTAATCCATTGAGGTATCGCGGCGTTTTCGATTATCCCCACAATCAAAGCGCCAATCTACTCGACTCCACGGCCCCTTCAACATCTCTTCATGTTGTACGTTTTCTGGGGTGGACGGGCCGAGGCAAGCATACTCGATATACTGGGAAGCCTATGCCGGGAAGTGTTCTCAATCAAAAAGCAGCCTGGATGGCTGAGTGGCTGCGGAAAGGTCAGTATGCGGGACGAGAGCAATAAAAAACAAAAGAAACGCCCGTACGAACGTAAGAACGAGCAGAGCGCCGCGCAGCAACAGGAAGATCGGCACAAGAAAAATACCAAGAGACCAAAACAGACCTTCGTGATTGGACAAGGATGGATACGATAATGGATTTGGAAGTACCGAAGTTTGAACCCATGCCGAAAATCGGTCGGCTCAGCCGAGACTGTACGGTCACGGAGAAAATTGACGGCACCAACTCCAGTATCTATATTGGCGAACAAATCGCAGGCAGAGCCGGAGACGGCCTCTTTCTTACAGGTTCGCGGACCCGTTGGATCACGCCGACTGACGACAATTATGGGTTCTCTCGATGGGCGCACGAGCACAAAGAAGAACTCCTTCAACTCGGCCCCGGTCATCATTTTGGAGAATGGTGGGGCGCTGGTATCCAACGCCGGTATGGACTGATTGAAAAGAGATTTAGTCTTTTCAATACCGGCCGATGGAACAATAACAACTATCCGGCATGCTGTCATGTTGTGCCGGTTCTATATGAGGGACTTTTTGATTCCTCAGTTATAACAATGATACTTAATGAACTGAAAGAAGGCGGTTCTCATGCTGTGCCGGGCTTTGCCAAACCGGAAGGAATTGTAATCTACCATCACAGCACAAAACAGTTGTTCAAAAAGACAATCGAAAAAGATGAGAAAGGGAAGGGTGAATAATGGCTGAACTAAGCAAGACCGCCCGAGCAAGTATGGGAAAGGTTAAGAAAGAAATCCATGTTGAAACAACGGAGGAAGCGATCAAGGCAATTCGAGACAATCGCGTCGCCGGACTGTTCATCGGTGACATGAGCCGGGTCGATAAACTCTTGGCGGCATATGACCAAGAACATGATGCTGTTCTTACCCTTGGGCCAGCATGTGCTGGATTATTGAAGCGTGCAGAGGCTGCTGAGGCTTTGGCGGCTATGAGAGTGCCAGAACATCAACACGAACTGGACCGTATGGCCGATGAAGGATGCCCACATGCCTGATCAGCAATTCTTTAATAAACAACTTCGCATCAATTTCTTTGGCGCTCCCGGCCGTGGCAAATCCAATATGGCTTCATGGATTCACTCGCAATTGCGTTTTGAGCATTTCAATGCGGAGTTAGCGCAAGAATGGGTGAAAGGATGGACTCTGGAACACCGGCCAATTCAACAGTTCGATCAGATTTACATTTTCGGCAAGCAGCATCATATAGAGTACGAACTTCTGAAAGCAGGTGTGAAGAACATTGTGACCGATTCTCCAATCTGGCTCAGTGTCTTCTATGCACCGCATGATCTAAAGCGCGGCATCGCTGAACTGATTCGAGAATATGAGCAAGACTATCCGGCTCTAAACATTCTGCTTTTGAAGGATAAAGACGCGATATATGAACGAGAGGGCCGCTACCAGAATGAGAGTGATGCTCAGGAACTCGAAAACAAGATGATTCATTTTATGATCGATGTTTTTGGGGATAGTCACAAAGTTTTTCGGTTCAGTCAGAAAGAAGAAATCAGGCAAGCGGTGCTTGCGACCGCAATCAAATAGGGAGAACACAATGAGAAAGTACATTCTCGCCGTTCTGTTTACGGCAATCTTGTTCGCGACCCAAGCAGTATGCGTGGCGGCACAAGATCAGGGCGAACAAATCCCGGAAGTACCTCAGACAGAAGTAAAAACGAAAGCCCAACCTTTTCTCGGGGAATTCAATGCCGTCGCATGCGACTCGCGTGTAGAGCGTCCGTATGGGCTTAAATTTAACATCCGTATCGATTCGATCCCTGACCCGGATGCGGGAAAAGATGCCGTGAAACTGGCTCCCGTGTTTCGCATGTTGGCTATCGAGCCGGTCGATAACCCGCCTGCTCAGATCAAGCCCTTTGATTTTCAAACACTCGGATTTATTGACGATGGACACGAAGTAATTCTTGTCATTACGAATCCGAATTTATACATCCAGGTAGAGCCGAGTATACCTGCGGAGCACGCGATGTCAACAACCCTTGAGGGTCTCGTTATGATTTATCTCGACGGGACGCGATTTGCCTTGTATGCCATTCGGGCAGGTGATGACCCAAACCCAAAGGTAGACCCATGGCTATATGTCAAGCCGCTTTCATTACTCTGTCCAGTTGTCGAGAAAGATGATCAGAATGAGGCTCGGCTTCAGCGCGCTTCCTTTGCAGTCGGAGACAATGACGCGACTCCCGAAGAGATCGATGCAGCCGACAAAGAGCTAGACGACTTTGCAAGGGCGCATGATACGAAAATCGACTGGGCTGTATTCGGTCGTGAAGAAGTAGGAGGACCTTGGTTTGCTCGATTCTATTATTTTGGCCCCGCTCACAGTACAGAAGTTATTGGCTGGAATAATGAAGGCTATCCAAAGCCGCTGATGGCTGTAAAGGCTCTCGAACACAATTTTCTGACGAATCCAAAAGGAAAGGATGAAATGTTTCAGGATGAGCCCAAAGTAAAGAACGCGCTATTTACTCCCGAGACCAGTGCGGAATTTGAAGCAGCCATGAATGAATTAAATTCGTTCGCAGCGGATCATGCTCTGATCGGCGCATATCGTAATGGCTCTAAAGAGGGCACGTATGATGTCGCGCTGTTTCTCACTGACGATAATGGCAACGCAGCCGGTGACGGCCCGAAATGGGTTGTTTATGATGCTACGACGATGACAGATGGTGTCAAGCAAATCGAATCTGATTACAAGACATACCCGGACGGTCACGATATTGGAGAAGGTAACAAGGTCTAATGAAACGGCTCTGCGTATTCTACAAGCATGCGGCATTGTATGTAGGCAAACGTATTGACTGGATTGTCTGCAAGCAGTGCCGCAAAGCACTTGACAAAGGAATCCTTCCATTGGTACTATTAGTTGAAGGGTGCCCCAAGAAAGGAAACCATCGTGGCAAATAGCAACGTTAAAGTTAAGCCGATGTTGGCCGCAACGGCTGAAGCCGAAGAAGGACAAGCACCGAAAGTTTCGTTTCCCATACTTGTTTCTCCGAAGTTGGACGGCATCCGGGCTTTGAGAATGAACGGACAACTGGTGTCCCGCACTCTCAAACCAATTCCGAGTCCGCGAGCCCAAGAGATAACAGCACATTTGCCTGACGGCGTAGATGGAGAACTGATTGTTGGCAGGCCGAATCATGACCCTTATCGCCGAACTGTTTCTGCTGTCATGACTGAGAATGATAATACATTGGATAGTATGGTGCCGACCGGAATGCTCGGTGGGTTCCATGTCAAGGATGTCAAGACAGGAGTTGAATTTGATGTCAGTTCTTCTACTATCCCAGTGATCGAACGACCGGCATTGTGGCGACAACGCAAGAGCCTGGAAGGTCGTATCCTGGTATACAAATACTTTCCGACTGGCAGTAAAGATCGCCCACGCTTTCCAATTTTTAAGGGCTGGCGTTCGAAAGAGGATATCAGTGCTTAGAGAAATGTTGATCGGCTTTTGTCAGGGGGCCGGATTCTTTGGGCTCAGCATACTAGCCTGGGCCATCTGGAAGATAACGCATAGTCGAATTGCGCACAAACTTGAGAACGAGCACTGGTTTCATTCGGTCGGAGAATTTTTCAAATGAGTATTCGATATTCACCGCGACCAGAACATAAGATGACTCCTGAATACACGGCGTACATCAATGCGAAGCGTCGCTGTTCCTGCAATCCTGAAGATAAAGACTATCTAGACTACGCGGGGAGAGGAATCAAATTTTTATTTAAGAATTTTGATCAATTTTATGCTGAATTAGGAACAAAACCACTTGCAGAAATGTTGCTCGACCGCATCAATAACAATGGCAACTACGAACCGGGAAATGTTCGTTGGGCTACACCAAGTAAATCGAACGAAAATAAGAGGCTGACGGATAGTCGCATAGCGCATCTGGCTAATATAAGTTCCTTGGGCGCAGCCGTAGCCCGAAATAGTGGACAAACTGCAACTATTGCTCATATTCGTTGGCACGTAAATCGCGGAATTATAAAGGATGGGTGTAGATTATGCCAAAAATGACATATTCGCAGGAAGGGATTGCTTTAACTGAGAATTTTGAAGGGTGCCGATTGCTTGCCTATCGTGATCAGGTTGGACGGCTAACAATTGGTTTCGGACATACAATCGGTGTAAAGGAGGGTGACAGTTGTACGCCGCAACAGGCCGAGGCTCTACTCACGGCTGACATTGCCTGGGCCGTGGCATTCGTAAACCATATCGTGAAGGTGATATTGACGCAGGGAGAATTCGATGCCCTGGTTGACTTCACATTCAATCTTGGTAGTGGAAATCTTCAGTCGAGTACGTTACTGAAATTAGTTGATGAAGGACAGTTCGAAACAGCCGCCAAAGAATTCGAGAAGTGGGACCTCGCTGGCGGTAAAGTTGTCGCCGGGCTGCTGCGCCGCCGTCAAGCCGAAGAACAGGAGTTTCAATCATGAGACATTTTATAAAAGACAATGATGTCTTGTTTCTAATTGGAATAAAAGACCAGTCATTAACGCCATTTGATCCTGCGGGTGAACTTGCAGGTGTTGCTCAAACTTTTCGCGTTATCATTGAAGTAGGGCCTAAACCGATTCTTGTTCTTATTCCTCTCGGCGATCCCAAAAACATTACGAATAAGATGATGAAAAGTTTTCACGGTACGCCCTGCGGGAGTGTCAATCCATGATAAATGGATTTTACGGGCAATACGAATTTTTATCAAACTTCTATTGCTGGCCGATTGTGTGGAAAGGAATGGTGCTTCCTTCGGCTGAGCATGTCTACCAGTCGGAAAAGACAACGGATGATTCAGAACGAGAAGCTATTTATTGTTCGATTACTCCGGCTAAAGCAAAGCATTTCGGGAGTCCCAAAAAACTGAAACATCTTAAACCTGATTGGAGCACCATCAAAGAAACAGTCATGCTTGAAGTTTTACGAGCGAAATTTTCTGATCCCGAGTTGAAAACTCTACTACTTAAAACCGATAATGAACGATTGATTGAGAAAAACTGGTGGGGTGATACATACTGGGGCGTTTACAACGGATATGGAAAAAATCGGCTCGGAGAACTCTTGATGAAGGTCAGAGAGGAGTTTCGATCATGATCGATGAATCAATAGAACTAACGCGAGTAAAGGCCGAATTGACTGCTCTAAAAGCGGACGCCGAACAATTGGCAAGTCTAGCGAATGCCTACGCCGGGAACCTGGATTTGCTGAAACAGATGCAGGAACAGGCTCGTCGTGTTCTTGTGGCGACGCGGAGGAAAGAATGACTTTGAGTAGGCGAGAGAAGCAAGCTGACTTTGACCGATGGGCGCATGAGTTGGACTATCGCTGCGAAAATCGCCCGGCTGTATTTCCGTTTCATCAAGAGAGTGGTAGGAATTTAACCGCTACCGAAAGTCGGATCATTCAAGAAAATCTTGTAAATCTTGATTTGCAATTCCTGGACCTGAAACTGTGCGCGAACCCTGAATGTCGATATCCGCTCGAAGATAACGGTGGATTTTATATTGCGGAACTTGGTTCTTGCTGCTGGCTCTGCCACGATATGGATTCGGCCTTGCGACAAACTAAACGAGGAACATTCTTCAGCACAATTTTAGAATGGTTTGATGCGGCCCACAAACAATGGAAAGCTGATCTAGAGAAAGCAAAAGAAATTAAAAAAGGTGAGGACTCAGGACCCGGAGGCTTCAAAGGCTTTTGATGCGAATTCTCTGGAATGAAAATGAGAAACAATTCGAAGCACAGTTTAGTCAGGGCGACCAGTGGCAAAGTGATAAGGACCTTGCTGATGCCTCGGGATTTTCTACTGATGGACCTCCGGCGTGGATATGGCGCACTACGAAGGCTGCCACGCTCACGAAACTTCAGAAGACTTATCCTGCGGGAGTTTCGCCGGGCATTACGATCACGAGAACCGCGCTGGATGCCTACAATCATTTACGAGCAATCGAAGAACGCGACGCCGAACTCCGAAAGTTTGCCAAAGAGCAAAAGAAACTCCAAAAGAAAGAACAAGAGCGCTCAAAGATTGCAGCACAACATGAAGAAGGGGACGAAATCGAGCCCGAGTATGAGCCGACATGCTATCGCGAAATCCCGGTTTACTGGACGAGTAAAACAGAAATTACGCGGGCCGGTTTGCCCGGCGACATACTGGCACGATTTGTACGACACGAATCCTTCACCCATCAAGAATTATGGGCGAAACCGATAGGCGTATGCACTATATGCGGCGACAATCTCTACTTCCCAGAGGAACCGCCAGTGTGTTTCTGGTGTGACGGTCTCGGTAAAGAAAAATTCTTTGAAGAACTACTTGACAACTGAAGTGATTTTTGCTATATTCACGAATACAATGATTTCAAAAAGTCCAGTGGTGGAGGCGTATCAAACCGTGTTACCGGAGTTTCTGGCTTCTCCAGATTACGCATGTCAATATCCCATGGCTACTCAACTGGACGGGAGTTCGACTCTCCCCAGGTCCACCAATACCTTCTCGCTGAGAAGTTTTTCTGCGGGCCTGACCCGGCTTCGACAGATGAGATTAGTGGTGGGAGGCTCGTGCCGAGAATGGACACCTCGTATAAAAGTGTACCAAATCATAAAAGTCAACACCATGTTGGCTAAGGTGATTGGGTTTCTAAAGTCCCTGGTGCCGACGTTCGAGTCCTTCGATACGTTCGCGCCTGCGGCTTTGGCAGCCTAGTCGCCGGGTGGGGCTGTCCAAAAGATGGCCCCACTTACTAATTAGGAGGTAATATGGCAGCGAAAAAGAAAGCAAAGAAGAAATCCACGGTGAAAACTCGCGAGGCGAAAAAGAAAGTTCTGGCAATATCTGCGCCTCCCTACGAGCCGGAACCGTTTGAAGGATTTGATGAAGATTTTGACGACGGCGGAGAAGCATGAGCGTTCCCGGAGATACTCTCGTCAACCCGCAGTTAGCACAAGCATGGGATGATCTTCATACCATGGAGAAGGATCGTGATCGTTGGCGTCGAGCACTAAATGACTGTACTCCTGGTGGGAGCGAATTTGCCAGAGACCCCAATTACTGTGTTGAGTGGGTCAAAAAGGCTCGACACAATCTTTGGGAATCGAATAAAAAGTTTGTTCTAGAAAATCGAAGGCTCCGCGAAATTCTTGCGGACTCCATCAAAGCATTTCGGCTTATCCGTGATGGTGCTGAAGGAACAGAAATTAGAACTTTGGCGCGTGATCTTGTCAATCAATTGGAGGAACTCAATGTCGGAAAAGGAAACTCTGCCCAAGCAACAGAGCCCAAACCCCGAGAAGCATCTTTTAATATCGCTCGGAAAGAGTCTGATTAGAATTGTCGGATATGGTGCTTTGGCATACATTGCTCCCATAGCTGCTGGCATTCTGATCACTGCCGAAGTCCTCGGCATCATGGAGGAGTTAGTTTAATGCCATCTAAATCCAGATCAAAATTTTGGGTAGGGCAAGTAATTTGTCTGCCAAAGGGTCCGTTGCAGCCACGTAATCGCTACGGAAAAATACAGAGAATTGATGACACGGCCATCCAGACAACTGATGGTTATTGGTACAAACCACAAGTACGACCCCTTACCAAACATGAGATGAACAAATGACGAAACCAGTTATTCAAATTCGAAAGGGCGGTCGCGTCTATATCGTCGAGGATAATGAAGAGCGCATCAAATGGTTTCTCGAAAAAATGCCGCATGAGATTGTCTACCATCAGGCAGACCCTGATCTAGCGGTTGACCATTTACGAGTGATGGTTCCAGAGATGTTTGATGCTATTTTCCTGGACTTCGATCTCGGGCCGGGAAATGTGAAAAATTCGACTATCAATTCGATACCAGTTGTCGATTTCCTGAATGGCCGACTGACGACGCGACGGTCCCAACGGGTTATTGTAATCCACTCTTGCAATGAGCCGGGAGCATTTTGGATGAACACAATACTACCCGGCGCGACTCGACTGCCATTCGGCGAATTCGACATTCAGGAGATGAGCAATGAATGAACATATGAACGAAAAAATTTCACGACGAAATGAAATTTGCAGTGATCTCAGTTGGCCTTACGTTAAGGACGTAAATCCGATAGAGTCCATATCATTTAAGGACTGGTTTCAACCCATTTGGGACGAATTTCAAAGTTAGGAGAAAACAATGGAGAATCTCGAACAGTTGTTAAATCTAGTGAGTCAGCTTCAAGATAATTCCGATACATTCCATCGTATTCGAACTGTCTATCCCAATGCCCGCAAGGAATTTGATGCGTTGAAAGCAGCAGGTGTCGAAGTGAAAATCGAGCAGGTCGAGCACGTCACCGTCGTCAAATCGAAATCAAAACGCGGCGGATATCGGCCCCGAACGAAGAAATCATCTCAATCCGAATAGGAGAAATCATGCGTAAAAAGAAAGTTGAAACAGCAGTAGCATCACAAGGAGTAGAACTTCCTGAAAAGCACGGTGGGAAGACAGAAGAGACCCCAACTCCGACAGCAACGGTAACCTTTACCCCGGTATCTGACGGCGTGATCGACCTGGACCCTACAACGGGACAATTTCCGCACGTTCATGGAGCCGGTGCAGGAGCCGCCAGCGGGAACGGCGGCGTAGTAACGGGAAAAACTGAATATCACGTTGAGAATCATGTCGGCGAAACTGTCGTGCTTCGACCCGGCCAGCATGCAGTATCCCTTGCATCTCAAAAAGTCGGCTCCTATGTTGCCGAACAAGCACAGAAGGGAGCTACAATTACTGTAACACCGAAGAGAAAATATACGAAGCACATTCGCGTCGGTACAAAGCAAACAGTCACACCTACTTTCGTTGACCGTGCTGCAATCCGTGCGGCGCGTATTCAGATTTTTGTTGGCTATGTTGACGGAAAAATTAATTTTACCGAAGCGGCGCATAAGGATGATCAATTCCGTAATCTCGATGCTGTTGCGAAAGAAATCGAGGAAGGCACGACGGGTGGAAAATAGGGGAACTATCCACTTGACTCGTGGATGAGACTTATTTGAGCGGAAGAGAGGATAGTCGGCATATGTGGGACCGAATCCATAAGCCGAGAGAACGGTCAGAGAAAGCAGCCGTCATCGGGTTGCGGGAACGTGGCGGGAATGTCGTGGCTCAAGTGATCCAAAGCACGGGCGGTCGGGAGTTGCGAGCAGCGATTCACAAGAACGTGGCGGCAGGTTCTCGAATCATGACCGACGATTTTGGAAGTTACGTTGCTTTGAAACGAGAGGGGTTTGAGCACGAATCCGTGAAGCACATCACTGGAGAATATGTTCGTGGCGATGTCCACACAAATTCAATTGAGAGTGTTTGGGCAGTGATGAAGAGGGGATTGCATGGGGTCTATCATCATGCCAGCAAGAAGCATCTCGGACGCTATGTGAATGAATTTACATTTCGGCTCAATGCGGGCCGAGTGCAGCGGCATACTTTCGAGAGATTGGATAGTTTCGTGGATGTTGTTGTAGGAAAGAGAATTACATATGAGCAACTTACAAAGGAGACTATTGGAAAATGGGGTCATTCAATATCACCTATCACTCCACTACACTTGGAAAGTCGATAACTCGGCCCTTTGAAGGTGCCGATGAAAAAGATGCTCAAATCAAATTCCTCGCCGCATGGCCAGGCATACGTACAGAGCAAATTCAAACCGTCGAAAGAGCCGCTCCTCAGCAGAAGCCATTGCAAATTGTTTGGAGAGATAAGCGAACAGGCGAAGAATTTATTGCCCGTCAAGATTATATTGAAAAATTACCAACTGTTCTTCGACAAGGGAAAGCGTCCGTAATGCTAGTTAAGGATGTCTTACTAGCGATGGGGTTTAAGGATAGCGAAGCGAATCGTCGGCAACTTCGCTTTGCCAAGGCATATTTGGTTGCCGAAAAAGACATTCCAATTTGTTCCGTCCGATCACTAGACGGAGGGTACTTCCTAGCAACCGACGCCAGTGACTTGTTCGGGGATGCAGATGCTTATCGTGCTCAGGCGGAAGGTATGATTCGTGCCGCAGAAGAATTAGAGGCTCTTGCTCATCGGATATTTTCAAAAGAGGTAGCATATGAGACCACTCTACAAAATTAAGGTAAAGACTGATACGTTTACCGATGAAGTTGCCAAAGCATTAGATTATGCTTTCATAGGAGAGTCCGTCTTTGAAGGTTGGGAAAAGCCAGAAGTGCCGTCGGACTTCAAAATAGGCTTGATTCTAGGCCCGAGCGGAAGCGGAAAAACTTTGCTTCTGAGACAATTCGGAACGGAAGCCCAACCAGAATGGAGCGACACAAAAGCGATTGTCTCCCATTTTTCGACTCCGGCTGAAGCCATAGATCGCTTAATGGCGGTGGGGCTTAACTCCGTCCCCTCATGGTGCAAACCGTTTCATGTTTTATCTAACGGCGAGCAGTTTCGGGCAAACCTTGCTCGTAAACTGGAGAATGGAGCGGTCATAGACGAATATACATCGGTGATTGATAGGAACGTAGCAAAGGCTGCGTCGGTTGCCGTACGTCGTTATGTCGATAATCAGAATTTTCATGGGTTGGTTTTCGCTTCCTGCCACTATGATATTTTAGAATGGTTGCGTCCCGACTGGTATTTTGATACGGTGACAGGAATTTTGCACGATGGGAGGTCACTTCGGCGGCCAAAAATCAAACTCCGACTCTATCCGTGCCAACGTAGTATCTGGCCCATGTTTGCGAGTCATCACTATTTGACTCCCGATCTGAATCAGTCGTGCCATTCCTATTTGGCAACTGCTCAGTTTGGGGAACAGGCGGAAACAATAGTCGGTTTCGTTTCTAGTATAGCACAACCGATAGGTGGACGGAATTGTGCGGATTGCGGACACGGGCATGTAGATAAGGACTGTGGGAAAACGCCGGTCAGTAAAGGGTGTAAATGTAAGAACTTCAAATTCCAAAGGGGGTCGGACGAACGCAAGGCATATCGAGAACACCGCACTGTAGTATTACCTGACTTTCAGGGGTTAGGAATCGGACCAAGAATTTCGGACACTATCGCCCAATTCTATCTTGACCAGGGAAAAAGATATTTTTCAAAAACAGCACATGTTCGCTTCGGGGGTTACAGAGACAAGAAAAACTCGGGGTGGATACCCACCTGCAAATATCGTAAAGAGCGACTGGATATAAGTGATAAGACAAAGAGAGACAAAGCCGCTAAAGAAGAGGGTCATAAAGCACTCTTTAGTGATTATCATGGGGATAGTAAAAGAATTTGTTACAGTCACGAATTTGTGGGCAAGGAGGCCGCATGAGTAAGGATGCGGAACAAGTTGTAGCGGCGGCAAAAAAGGATTTGCAAGTAGCATGGGATGATTGTCAGAAGTCTGAAAAACGGTGTCTAGACTTCGGTCGAAAATGCTACGACTGGCAAGAAAAACTTCGAGAAGTTCACGTTCCGATAACTAAAATTTGGGGCGACCTGAATATCCCGAGGCAGAATGCCTATCGCTGGATTCAGGCTCATCTTGAAGCGGAGGGGCTAAAGCCTGCCCGCCCGGTCCGGGCAAAAACTAACGCCGATATAATTGGTGCCCTTACCACTCGTCTAGAAAGCATAAGAACTGCTATCGAGAGGGTAGAAGAAGATTGGTCCGGTTGGGTTAAGATGTGTCCTAAAGAAATGAAAGTTTTGAGAGAAACTATCAAAGAAGTCGGAGAATATCTTTCGGAATTTGAAGAATAAAGTTATTCAATTCAACGGTATATGATAGGCATTGAGGTTGAAAGGGCCGAAATCGAGGGACTCAAGTGGATAATTCCCGAAAATAGGACTTGACAGGACATTTCATTTTCGGTAGGATTGGGGCATGACAACATTCGCTGATCAATCGATAGAGTACATGCGCGGGCTCAGAATGAACCGCAAACCTCGGCGTTCCGGCACCCTGGACGCCTATCAGTCCTATCTGGACGCTCATTTGCTACCCCAAATGGGCTCCAGGGCGTTGTTAGACCTTGATAATGCCGCTGCCAAAGTGTTTTTTAGTCCGATCAGCGACAAACTGGCCGCCAGCACGGTCAAGGGTATCTTCAACGTTTTTAAGGGGGTTATAGCCTCCGCCGTAGACCAAAATGGCAATCAAATCTACCCTCGGACCTGGAATAAGTCGTTCCTGGACCTTCCCAAACTGTCTCCGGCCGATCAAAACACCCCTGTGATAGCCGATAAAACGCTACAGGAGGCGTTTCTAGAGGGGTCTCCCGATGATAGGCTACTCTGGGGCTTGCTAGCGGGCTCCGGGCTCCGCATCGGTGAGGCTTTAGCGGTACATACTCTTCCAAACGGCCCCGGTAACTACTGGAACCCGTCCAATCGGACGATCACGGTTGATGTTCAACGGCATGAAGCGGGCGACCTGGGGCCTGTAAAGACGGCAGCCGGGCGCAGGATCGTCGATTTGTGCCCGTCATTGAATGAATTTCTGCTCAAAGTGATTCCAGCAAACGGTTTTCTGATTACCAGTCGGGAGGGGGCGGCGCGTAAACGTCTCGACAGGCTCATCCCGAGCACCGGCTTCCATGCTTTCCGGCGTTTTAGACTGACTCAGGTTGCGGTGAAGAGCACTCCGACTGAACTGGATTACTTTTGGGCAGGCCATGCGGCAAAAGACGTGCATCAGCGCTATGTGAAATGGATTTCAAGAACCGACGAGCGACGTGAATGGTCTGAGCGCGTCGGACTCGGGTTCGAATTGCCACAATGAGAACTCTTATCGGAATTGGTGTGTTCGCGCTATTGATTTTGTTGCTTGCCATAAGCAAGCCTCTTAAGAAAGATTGAAGAATCGCGGAGGATACTAATGCTTGCAATTCAAATGAGGGCGACACCTCTTGGGAAAATTCGTTGGCGACAGTGGTATATTGGCGAACCTACCCCAACGGATATTGGGCGTGTTGTAACATTTCAGGCAGACGGCGATGAATTGAATCTGTTCCTCGATGCGATGGCAGCTTCGAATGGATTCGTAGTCAAGAAGCCGGAGCCACTGAAGAAAAAGCAGTACCGCATTATGTATGAACCGAATTTTGAAAACGATTTCGGACCTCCGACATCGACTGGAATTGTTCGCAGGACTCGGCCTAGTGCTGCCCGATGGATTGCTGCGAATCCAGCACGAGGCGGAAGGTGGAGTATCAAAGAAGAAGTTTTTGATGGACAATCGGAGCCAACTGTAGTATACGGTGAATTAGCACGACCTGAAAATGACTGATCATAAAGGAGACTGAAAATGAAGTTAAATACCCGACGTAGATGGTGATGTACTTAGGTTTTTGAAAACTCGTAACACGGATGGCGAGCGATATGCTACCCGTAATGGAACCAGGGCGTCTCTTTTGAAGTATCTGGAAACCGACCATATCACCTATGACCTCAATCTCAATTACGTTTCGGATTTGAGCCTCGCATATCAAATCCCCGTTTACATGGAAAACGGCAGGTTAAATCTAGGCTGCCATACGTTCAGCCGCGCCAATAGTAAGAAGATCATTCGTTGGCTCGGTATCACTCCGACGCGGTTCGTCATGGCTCGCAAAATCGGCCGGAAGGTGCGTAATGCTTAAAATCGGAACTCAGGTCAGAGTTATAAAAAACGGTACTGGCGATTCAACAGAAGTTGCTGGTCGGATTGGGAAAGTTATATCTATCGATGAAAATGGTGCTGCCCTAATTTTCTTTCCTCGGTGGAAAGAAGGTCATGGTGGAGAAATCGACGGTACCGGCCACTGGTACGTTGACTCGGAAAATTTGCGTGTTGTCACTAGAAAGCCCAAGAAAAACCGAAAGGCATAGCAATGACTCCGGCCAAAGCAAAAGAACTGCAACGCGGAGACTCTGTTCTGGTCAAGGGCACCGTTCGCAGTGTGCATCCATCCGGCAAATGGATTGATGTACAGTTTGTGGACTACGCCCTTGATCTTCAATCCTCTGTTGTCGAAAGGAATGATAATGCTAAGTCCAACACAACGTAAACGTCTTGATGCTATCGATATTGAATGGATTGAAGCTGCTATGTCTCGAATGGAATTCACATTCAATGATAGTGTCTGGGGCATTGCTGAATGGAATCGGTTGTGGGAACGAGGAATCGAACTTCAAAAAGAGCGTGAGAAACTCTTAAGGGAGGTAATCAATGTTCCAGTGGCTCAAGACAGTGCTAAAGTTCAAGCCAGCATGCACCTGCGTACTGAGTAACCTTGTAGGCATCCATAACGTTCTCCTTAGCCGTGAGTCAAGCTGCCCGACGCACGGTGATGCAGCCTTGATGAATTCCGGTCATTGTCCAGACTGCAAAGGTACCACCTTCCAGTTCGGACCCGAGGGCGGTGTCGGTCGAGTAGTGACGTGTGAAGGCTGCGGTTCAATGTTTCTTGTCGAAGTCCTTGGTGATATCGATGATGATCCGGTGAAAATTGTCTATTGGGACCGCATAGAACGTCCGCGAATGCGATCATACCAGCAAAGACTTTTTTGATTTTGTTAACGAGGGCGATCAACTGGATTGTAGTTATGAAGAGTGTTCACCGCACAAACCGTCGGCTGAACGAGTGACTGACGGAGAGGTGACGAAACACGGAGGGAAACTTCAATGAAGGTTAAACTTACATTCGAACCGACGAACGAACAAGAACTGGCTGCCTTAAAACTTCTAGGCATTACCGGACTCAGCGCCGATCTTCATTCTAATGGAGAGCTAGAACGACAGCATAGAATTCTCGGCGCGCTCATCGATATTCTGAAGCTGGTCATCGTACCGTGAAAAGTTACCGAATCCTACTTTGGAGCACAGACAAAGAAGGCATTTCGCGGAGACTATTATTCGAGGACAACATGAAACATACATGGTACTCATGTCCTCCGGGTCATCATGATAACGGAGATTACGCCCGCAGTTGCCTATTCTGTGACGGTAATCTCGGCTATTGTACAGTCTGTCATGGATTTGAAGGAACTCTACCGACTGATTGTCCCGGAGTCATAATGACTCAGCAGCAAGAGGACGATATTTATGCAGGAAAACTCGACTACCGGTTCATAAATGGCATCGGTACCGGATGGTGCTTGCCAGATGGAACCGGTCACAGCATGGGAGATACCGATGTCATCATACAACGTATTAAGTGCGAACGGACTTCTCAAGGAAACGCTCCAGTATTTGAAGCGTGAAGACGGTACCGTTCCGGGCATCGGCGCTAGTCGTCGGTCTGGAGAACTCGAAGGGCCGGAGCAGAGACGCTTTTTACTAGCCGAAAATATCGAGAAATTTTTAAGCGCGCCAGACCCGATCACAGAAATGCTGAATGACATAAAGCACGCACTCAAGACCGCCGGAGATTTTGGAGGTTTTGATGAAGACACTCGTGAAGAAGACGCGGGACCGTTTTACCCTGAGCAAATCGCCATTAACATTCTGAAACAAATTGCTAAGAGGCACGGAGTCGAACTATGATTGACTGTCGCACTTCAGGTGAGGAATGCCGTTGCAGATGCCATAGCGGCCTTCTCAATCACTTAATGCCCTGTTGCAATCGCTGTCCGTACTGCCGAACGAATATCCGAACGTTCTTTTATGACGAACACAAAAAGGAGTGTAAACAACGCTATGAAAATCTTCTCGAAGATGAAGGACGGCGGGCCTGAGTCACGAGTCTGGGGCTACTGGTTGATTGAATGGAAAAAATTGTTCTCGATTGTCCTGCTTCATTTCAAGGACGGCTCACGGGAAGCATACCATTCGCATGCATTCAATAGCATCTCCTGGGTGCTACGCGGAAAACTGACCGAAAACCGTCTCATCAATCCATATAGATTAGATGACATAACCATAAAGACTGTTTACCGACCCAGTTTCAAGCCTATTTTCACAGAGCGTGAGAACTATCACAAAGTAGAGAGCGCCGGAAACACATGGGTCCTTTCTTTTCGAGGCCCCTGGGCCAATTACTGGCAGGAAATTTTCCCTGGTGGTGGTTGGGTTACCCTGACTCATCATAGGGAAATACTCGAAGGCGGTCCTACCCGGCCATGAACCATTTCGATTTACAATCATTCTTAATGGGTATCGTACTCGGCGCAGCCGTTATCGCACTGATCACGGTCTACTTCAGCACGGTACCACCTGGGCCGCCAGAAATTTGAATCATTTCGAAGGAGGAAATAATGGAAGGATACGGAGATCGTTTAGCCCGAGGCGCAAGCAGTGCAGCATTTGGCATGAGCAATGGAAAGATCACTCAAGAAAAATGGGATGCAGCATTCGAGGGGTTTGATCCTGAGAAATTCAAACGGGAAGGATTCACGGTTGAAGAGAATGTATCAGACAAGAAGGCGAAGAAGTAAAATTCTACTTACTTTCCGGCGTCTCGGCCTTTGACGGCTCGCCCAAGATAAGATTTAAGAGTTGGGTTAGATGCTTCTTTTTTCGATCCTTCGAGGAGTCTGGACTTTCCTTGCTCGGTGATTTTGCGGAGGTCTGCAAAAACTTCGTCTGGAGTGCCTCCAAACTTGGCAATGACTTCTCGGGCGAGGCGATTGACTTTGGGGTCATTGAGGATGATATTGGCATAAGTTTCTCCTTCTTTCAGCGTATTCCCTGATTTGATCTTAGCAAGAATCTGCTTATCTGTCAAGGACAGATCGGGGCTCAGTAATCGTCCTACAACCCAATTCGCGGCTTGTCCCTCTTCCAGAGTCATATCCTCAGCTTGGGATGCTTTACGTAGCCATTCTTTCATGGCGAAGTATGACTTAGCCGTCGGCTGCAATTCCTCGCCATAGGCCATGGTTCGGCCGGTATGACGATCCAAAACTCCGGCCCACGGATCACCGCCCATAGTCAAACCCATGTTAGCAATCTTTGCGGCGCGTAAATCTTCAGGATGATAAAATGATTGACCGCCGACATAGCGCTCAAGCATCATTTTGTCAACCGGCATCATTGATTGTGCTTTCTCTGGCGAGAGCAAAGAACCAAATAAAGACATTCCTTCATCTGATTCTCTCAAAGCCTGCTGAGCCTTTTCCGCAATATCTGAAATCGCGCCCGGCGCATTAGGCTTTCCGGCCTCAATCCAATCGGTATAAATTTTCAAGCCCAAGCGCAGCGCCAAATCATTCCCCTTATTTGAACTAACTGCTGTTAGAAATTGTCCGAGATCATGTGCAGCTTCAGGGTCTGAATTGGTGAGAAGACTCATTGCATCACGAGAATTTTGCCACCATGATTTCGCAACTTGTCCAGCCCGAATCATAGAACGCATCTCAGGCTGCGTCGGATACGCCGTTTGCATTTCCTTAAACCCCCGGCCGGACAAATCTTCTAATCTCTGCTCCAAAGGATAACGGCCGAATGTGGTCCTCTGATTTTGGCCGCCTGTATCAATAACCTGGCCTTTTTCAATGTCATAAATTGCCTTCTGGTCTAATTTGCGACCAACCCACTCCGCGCCCTCACGAGACTGAGTTGATGCGCCGATATTCAATTCCCAACCCTTCTCGGGGTCCTGATACCATCCAATACGCAATTCAGGATGCTTATCAAAAACATCCTTATGCTGCTCATAATAACCTTGCAGGTCTACCGCAGTTGGCTGGTGATCGATCCTCTGCCGCTCTTCAGGAAGCACTTCAGCGCCGAATCCTTTTGCGTCCTCACTACCAGTTTTCGGATCAATAGCTCCGCCATCTGGTCGTGAGGCCAGAAGGTCCGCAGTATCACCCCAATGAGATTGGCCTGGAGCAGTCAAGTCTTTTGTCGTTATTTCTTTTTGGGCGGGAATGCCTTGTCCAGACCCTGCCGCAGCTTCGCCTTTTCCTCCGGCGACATCTGCTGCACGTCCTGGGATGTTTTCTCCATTAGTTGTTTGGTTGTTAGGCTCCGCTCCAGCTTCCGTTGGTTCAACATTCATTCTCCTTTGCGCTTCCGCGTGCATATTCCTAATCCGATTGGGACTAAAATGATACTGCCTCGAAAGATTTGATTCTCGGAAGGGCGCGTTTTCTTTGATTATATCTGCAACCGCTGGCTGAGTCAAGTATTTTTTATTTTCGTCGATTGCTTGATGAAGAATCTCAACGGCTCGATCCATAGGTTCGCCTGCATCGAGCAAAATATGCAAAGCCTCGTACCCATCACTGCCTTTGCGACCTAGTTGAAAATTATGGTTTTCTTCACGAGAATATCCCAGAATTTCATCTTGGGCAATCCCTCCCATAAAAGTACGAACTAAACTAGGGGCTTTATCTGGCCTAACTCGGTCACCGTACATTAAACTTGGTCCGTCCCAAATGATTGCTGCCCGCGTCGAAAACCTTGCATTGGGGTGAGTATGGCGAATCATACCGTTTTGAATAATTCCTTCTTTCTCCCCAATCATCGCATGCCCAAGTTCGTGATGAATTGTGTCCTGCTCGGAACGCAGCGACTTACTCATAGCCAATGGTTTGCCGGTAGGAATAGAATACTCAGTGGAAGGAGCCACATTTTCAGGAAAAGGTTTAACGTATACTGTTGATGCGTTAGGAAACTTTTTCCAGGCCGTATTTATTGCTGCCTTTGAAGAAAAATCTGGTATCGTTTCTATATGAGTTCCAGTTGAATCCGTAATTTGCGCCGTATAAGGTTCTTTCAATGGAGACTGCCGTTCTTCCATCAAAAGATTTTTACTTTCATCGTTAGATTCTGGGTGTGCCCTGATTTCCCGCAGCATCGGCTCAACATCCGAAGGACGTACAAATTCTTTTGTTGCCGTTTTCACTAGAGACGGATTATCAGCAGTCTCTAATACAAGATTCGCGTTCCGGCCCAATTGTCCAACCGACTGCCGCATAGCCGTAATTTGCTCATCAGTAACACCAGTCTTCGGCACCGAGATATGAAGAGTCTCACCTTCCCGTCCCGTTCCAAATCGAGTTCGAATTGCGCCCGTCTGGTTTATAAAATCTATTCGAGGATCAAGAACAGATGGGTCCCATTCATTTGCCATTGCTTTACGAATAGGGCCAGCGTGTTGTTCTCCAGGGCGCACATAACTAAAGCGGCCGTCTGGCGTGATGAATGCAGCCTGTTTTGTGATACGCGAAGGATCGTCTACCAAAGAATTAGTTTGCCGAACGAATTCTTGTAAATCAGGATGATAAGATTCAGTTCCACGTAAGGGTTTGTTTTGTTCGGGAGTAGGGGCGGGAGCAGTATTCTTCGCCGCTGCTGCCGCATACTGGGCACGACTTATCTCAAGATGCGCGATCACATTTTTGGGCGTAACCTGATCCATTGGTAACATCAAACTTGAACCGCTCTTCGGATCATGAAAGATCGCATAGTCTGGAATATCTTCCTCGGGAGCGCCCTTTTGAAGACCACCAGGAATACCGCCGCCTGCCTCAATGGCTTTGACCGTATTTGCAGAGAGTCCTTTAGTGTTTCGAGGAGGAACATGCATAGCCTCTCCTGAAGGAGTAGCAGCTATAATCGGTCCTTTCAAATCTTCAGGACGAAAATGAAATTCTTCGGGGAGAAGTGCCGCTTTCTGTGGAGGAAAATCTCCATACTTATAAGTATATGCAGCCTGTCCTCGGGTCTCCGTCGCTAACGCTGGCCGAGCCTCGGGACTGAACATCTGTCGATGCAAGTTCCAAGCAGTCTCTTCACCAGCCGGACTAAAATCAGTTTTTTCGGCTGAGTGCCCGAAGATATCATGAACTGCGCGGAATTTCGTGTTGTATGTCAAACCGGTCTTCGGATCGATCTCGGATAATGGATGATCAGCCGGAGGCTCTCCGCCAGTCCACACAGTCAAGTGCTTGTTATTCAGAACGTCATTGTGCAGTTCTTCGTGCGCCGGAATTTTCTCATTCAAGCCATACGGATTTGTCGTGGATGTATCAACCTTGATGCCCAATTTATCCGTAGCAAAATCCCACTGCTTATCCACATCGGACTTCAACGCATCATACGACGATTTAACAGTCGGATCATTCGGCGCATGGGTTGCAGCTTTATAAGCATCAGCTATCTGAGAAGATCGCGGGTCCTCCGCCACATGAGTCGGATTGATTGGTGAACGACCTTGCTCTTGATTAAATGCATTTGCCGCTTTCGAAAGAAATGTTTTGCCTTCAGCCGAAGCCTCGGCCCCATAAACATTCGGAGCAACAGGTTGCACATCTATTGTTCGTGGAACTTTTGTTTCTGGAGATATCGGAGTTTGCGGCTTTTTTCCTAGAGCCTCCGCAGCCTCGCCCATTGCCTCACCGCCGCCCAATTCACCAGGTTGAACCAAACCAACAAGAAACTGGCTACGCTTTGTTGGATCAGTGATTGTAGAAGAAATTTCTTGAATGAGTTCTCGACCTATCTGAGTTTGCTTAAGTGGCCCCGGTCCAAACAATTCCTGAAGACGACGCATGGCGTTAGAATCAGCTAGGTGTTGAAATCCAGAATCGAGAGCCTCCCCGACGCGATGCCACGGAACCCATCCAGTTTGTTGATCGGGTGCCTTCATTGGGGTTGCAATGTGATACCCGGAATCTCGGGCTGCCTGCACTTTATGCAACGGAACCTCGCCGGAATGGGAGCCATTTGGCGTAAGCATTGCCAATGTTCCATCTGGGGATACCAGATTTTTCCAGCCGGGGGGCGTAGGTTCATTTTGTTTGACTGCAAGTTTATCCCATCCGCTAAAGTCTTGCAGCGCAGTATCAGGTTGCAAGCCCGGAGGTAACGGCACGGGAGACGTTTGATCAGGCCGTGTCGTGACTTGCTGATCAGTTGTAGGAGTTAGATCGTTTGCCATTTTGGTTACTTCGAAAGCAGGACTTTAGTACCCTCAATCACTGGACCGGCTGCTAGTATTCCCGCACCGACCCATTCAGCAATTCTTCGCGCTCTTATAGCAGATTGTCCAAGTCTCTGAGCCTCATAAAGTTTCCCGAGCAATGCATTCGCATTCTGCTCGCCCAAAGCCTGCTCCAGTCGAGAACCGCCGTACTTGTCAGCATACTGAAGTTTCTGAAGAGCCTTGACTGTGGGATCAACGTTGATAATTTCTTCTTGGCCGAGTCGAGCATTTCCTGAAATGTTGTTTGGGTTCTTGAAAATTTTCTCGACTTCTCGAAGCGCTTGAGCCTTTCCATATGTTGCATCCGCTTGATCAAGAGTTGCCGGGTCCACTCCAGCCTTAATAGCATCTTGCTTAGCCGTATCAATCTTATCGAGAAGGCCCTGTCGTGATGCTTCAAGACGTGCTTCCAAGACTCGATCTTCCTCAGTGTCTGTCAGATTTCGAATCTGATATTCGGTATTACCCAATTTCTCGCGCAATGCCTTAATATCAGTTCCGGCCGCAGCATCAATCTTTGAATAAAGACTCTTAGCTTGAGCCTCAGTTGTGTCAATCGGTTGCTCCAAAATTCTCGGAAGACTCATCGGTTGAGCAGTCGGAGACTCAGAAGCCACACTAGCAGCCTCACGTAAAGCCGATTGCGCTTTAGGCTGCGCTACCTTCGCACCTTTTACAATTTTGGAGACTACACCCGGCGCTTCAGCCGCTGGAGTCGTTGCTGCCCGTGCCGCACTCGCCACTGTACTCACGGCTGAAGCACCTTCTAATGCACTAGAGAGACCCGGAAGCGGTGGAGGAACTGGAGAGGCCAAAGGATGTTCTAGATCGTTCGGAACTTCAGCACCCGGAACAAATACTTTCTTGAGATAGTCTCCAACTGTTGCCAGAATCGGATGAACTTGGCGACCTTCTTGAGTGTAGTTTTCAATTTCTCGAATTTTAGTCCGCAGCGGCATACCAGGATCACGCTTCAATTGTTCGGCCATAGATAATTGGGGGCCTACAGAATTAGGCGGGAGATATCCTGGACGGCCTTCACGAAATCGTTCAGCCAAAGTCTTATGAGCTACACCTCCAACGCTCGAAAACGGGTCCGGCGTATCACTCAATTCCTGCATGCTCACAGGTATCAGAGCAGAGCCCGATTGCGCAGTATTGGCCGGAGGAGCCGAAAGTTTGGATTCCGGGGCTTGCGGAGTATCACTCAGTTCAGACATATCTACCGAAATAGGAGTTTGCTGTTGTGGCATTTTATTGCGCCTGATCGGGAACCCATTGCGGTCGCCCGTCCTTATCAAAACCGATAATATGGCCTTTAACTCCGTTTCTATATTTAGGTGTAGCCATCGCACTCTGCTTGAACTCAGCCACACTCATACGACCACCATTTGTAGCATAGGGGGTCATAACTTCCCTGATGGCATTTTCAGCGCCAGTGAATTGAGCATCATTCATATTGATATTCAACATGGTGTCCATCTTTTTCATGATTTCTTGATTAAATCGACCGCCGACATGGGCTCCGGTCGAGGCCGATGAGCCGAAGCCGATGAGATCGAGGGCCTCTTGACTATCACTACCGAGACCAACTGCCGCCATATGCTTTGCAGTCAAGCCCGTGATAGGTCCGTTCGGAACTTTGCCTTGCGCACGGAGTTTATCTATAGTATCAAGAATATGCAGTGTGCTCTTTGCAAAGTCAGCACGATTACTTTCCTGCTGAGTCGGCTTCATTGTCGAAACCATCTTAGTCGGAATCGGCTGACCGGTTTTCTGATCAACCAACATTTCAGGCGCAGCATTAGTCAAATTGAGGGTCTCACCATCGGGGGCCTTACCTTCATCAAACAAAGTTCTCTGGCGCTTATCGGCATTTGCATATTTCTTGTCGATCAAATCCTGTTGGGCCTTTTGGATATTCAAGAGACCGGCTGGCGTATTCGGATCAAACTTCGCCGCTTCTTCAGCAGTAGTCTTCAATCCGGCCGCCGCTGCTTCCGCAGGAGCCAATGAAGTAACCGTTTCACCTTTCTTCTGCGTAGCAAGATTGCGGGCGTTCTCCACGGCAAAATCGAAATTGACTGCTTGACCGTGCAATATCTTAGAAATGGTCGGATTCGAATCAGGCAATTTATCGTACGCTTCCGCCTGTTGATGCAGCGAAGCCGATGTACCTTGATTCATAGAAGTAATCTGTGCGGGCTCACGTGAGCCAGTTGTAACAATTTCTTTACCACCGAAGGGCGCATAGAGACGCTTATAAGCATCCTGCACCATCTGTGCCTGACCTTCTTGTTGTTGCACCAACATGCCGATGGCATTAGGCTTCTCGCCCACTTTAACAGCGCCGCCAGCAGTCTGCCACATTTGATCAGTCAAGATTTTTCCATCAACTCTAAATGATTCAACAACAAGATCGTGAAATCCAGTTGGATTCTGCTGCAACTCTTGAGCACTCGGGGGATTGTAATAATCGATGACATGCTTGTCAGGCTGATCGCCGTGACCAAATGGAGAACTCACGGTCTGAACTTGTGGAAGTGTTTGACCATCCGAAGATGCCGCAGCCATAGTCTGATGAGCACCGACCGCTTGAGCATTCATGTCTTGCGAGGTTGCTCCAGCAATAGTTCCGTCAGGTTTAAGATTGAACAATTTATTTAGAGCAGCAATGTTTTGGTATTGCATCTGGAGGCTCAACTTCGCCTCCTGAGTTTGCAAATCCATAAGTTGCGCTTCTTTCATTGCGCGAACATGATCATCCGCTGCTTTGACACTAGCAAACTTCATCCCTTGCGCAGCAGCTACGCCCATGCCGAGTCCGGCCCCAAAGCCGCCACGACCTGGAGCCTTCGCGGAAGCCCCTTGCAATCCCCATAAAGCACCCTGTAGTATACTCATCCATGGACGAGCAGGGTTTACCGGTGGGATAGGTGGAGCCATTGGCGCAGGACCGCCCATCGTGAGGCCAGCCATTGCCGGAACGCCAGTATTAGCGGGCTCCGGTGCATTGACTTGACTCGCTGGATTTGATGCTATCTCGGCTCCACGGCGTTGTAGAACAACATCAGAATCCGTAACTTCTGGGCCGGTAAGCGGCGTAGTATCCATACCACTTAGAACCGGGACCGAAGAATCATTGAATGCCATATTATTTTCCCTTTTTGCCGCCGATACCCTGACCAAAACCGCCAAGGAAAGCATCAGCCGCTCCGCCCACAAGCCCACCAATAATTTGCGCCGCGCCAGGACCTTGCGCGGCCGTCACAGCCTCTGAAGCATTTGTAACGGCGTTAGTACCAGATGTCGCGCCTGCCGCATATCCGAGTGGATTAGCCACAGCTTGCTGACCAGTGAGAGCATTGATAGAGTTCCAGTAGTTTTGCTGTCTGAGTTGCTCATTCGCCATAGTGATTGCATTTTGGCTCGATGCTTCTTGCTCCGCTCCGGCTGCGGCAATAGTAGCCTCACCCGAAGCCACAGCGCCAGATAGGCCAGCTAACTTTGACCCACCTGATCGAGCCGAAACACTATTTGCAAAGGCTTGCTCAGCATTTTTAGTTTGCTGCGCATTTACATCGGAAGCCTCAGTCCGTGCCGCTGCCAGGAAGTCGGGACGATAACCTATTCCACCTGTTTCGACAGCCGACTTCATTTTACCGGTCAGGAAATCAAAAATTTGGCTCTGTTTGCCGTATTGCGTATGGAAAAGGCCCGTCAATTGCTTGGCGAACTCAGCTTGAGACGCTTCAGCAGCCTTAGCAGTATCATCACCCTTAAAGGACATAATCGGGCCGCAGTATTCGTACGATGGACGCGACATCCACGTCATAGAACACATATCAAGAACTGGGTTGATCGTTACACGCATTTTCCGCCTCTAAAAGTTTCGTCCAGTCGATATTCGCTCTCTTTTTCATCAGCCACTCTTGCTTAGCCGGATCGTAGAGAGTCTTAATCCAACCGTGCCGTTCACATATATCCGCGAACCGCTCACTGTTTGTCTGAAAAAATGTTTCTGCCATCCCAGAATCTTGCATCACTTGCTGAATTTTCTTATCAATGCTATTAAGCGCGAGCACCAGTTGTGAATCGGTGAGATTCGGATTCCGCGCTAATGATTCGAGCATAAAGACTGAATGCAACGGAACCATAACAATAGTTTCATCATTCTGTTGAACCTGCACCACACACGTTCGCGGATAACCCAAAACGCGCTTATCAAAATTGGTGCTTGCCCGTTGAATCTGCATCCATTCAATGAACAATTTCGCGTCCGCTTCTGATACAGCGTAAAGCGGCATTAACTCTGCACGAATTTCTGATCCCATACTTCCTCTCTTAAAATAATCGCTCTAACGTTATGTAACTGGCGTACAACCGACCTGTAAATAATGGCGACGTTGCAGCAGCAGAAGCTCTACGATTCCGAATCGGAGGAGGGGTGCGCGGCACGACCCCAAATACCGGCCCGGCAAGTTGCCATGCGGCAGAGGTTCCCGAAGTCATAGTAAACGTTTGAGACTGGAATCCGTTGTTAAAAATTTGATGCGACGCACCAGCAATTTGCTGTCCGTTTACGCTACTGCCGCCATCCAGAGTCAATCCGCCACTAGCAGAATAAGTTGATAGATTGTTGACCATGTCGATCAAACAAACTACCGACTGCTGATAATGCGGATTTACTGTTACGGTCTGAGTTGTGCTCGAACTCCCAGAATTTCCAATGATTCCTTGATCATATACGAGTGTACCGCCACTGAACTGCCATACACCTATAGTAGTGTAAATATCTAGAGCCTGACTTGTTGGGACAAGGTTTCCGGTTACTTGAAGATTTGAGTTCCCGACACAGTTATTGCAAAGAAACCATTGGTTTCCTTCACCCAAGTTTCCGTTCGGCCAAAGCAATTTCGTCAGGTTTTGATAAGTATTTCCCGCATTATCTGAAATGCTAGTTATTCCCCAACGCAACCCAACAACTAACGAATTCCCAGAAGTGACATTTTGGGCGGAGGATATGACCGTGGTAAATGGCCCGTTTTGTGCCCCGCCACCAGAAAAGTTGACGAAAGAAATAGCCATTGGTTACACGCTTTGATATGTCAATCCGAGATATTGTTTCGAGAAGTTACCTTCGGTCGCATCAAGAGCGCCGCCGTTCGTGTTCTTAACAGCAGGCCCCCATTGCTTCGGTATACTGCCGCCAAAAGCAGCCGCCACAGACATAAGTTTAGACGTATAAGCGGTCGTCGCCGCTGGCGTATTTATCGAACCCAGAAACACAAGATTCGGAGTTGCAGTCGGTGTAAATGCCGCATCTAATCCTGTTGCCCCATCCGAATATGTCGTGCCATCAATAGACCCGTAGAGCCAGATATCGACGGTGCCCGCTGCGGTTGCACCTGTCTTCACTACGAATTGAACAAAGGAATCAAGCAGCAAGGTGGTAGTGTTTTCAACAAACGCACCTTGACGCCATGACCCCGAACCAAGGCTTGCGAGTGTAATCGTTATGCCGGTAGCGGCGACCGAAATCTGCTCTTTCAAAGTTGCCATTTTCTTCTCCTAAATTATGATTCGAAAAGCACTAAAGGGGAAACGTAGATTGTATCTATTACCGGACCAAGCGTCGCAGGGAGAGCACCGGATGCAATTACATTGGTCGAAAAGCCAGCATGAATCCGATTAGCATTGAAAACTGATAGGAAGTGCTCACCACTCACAGCCGCTACACCTTGACACCGAACCAGGTTGCTCGTGTTCCCAGTCACAAACCAATAAGTGGTACCCGCTATAAGATTATCGATACCTACCCCATGCTGCGGCGTTACCGTCTGCTTTCCCATAATCGACGTATCAAAGCGACATTCGGTAATGAGGGTGTTTCCATTAGACGAATAGATTCCAACGAAACCTGTACTTGAAGGAATAGTCGTCGTCACTTCGATTGTTGCCTTCCCGAGCAGCATATCGAATGGCGCGGTGAACACCGCGCAAAATAATCCGTTATCGCCCGCGCCCATTTGAAGGGGATATACCAGTTCTGTTATCGGCACAGGAAAAGGAAGCAAAAGTTGTTGCTGCGGGTCCTGTGATGGCGTACCCGATCCCGGCGCAAATGCCGCCGAGGAGGAACAATACGGCTGACTGTTCGAGACGGAAGTCCAGGTTGCGTTGTAGATACGAGGTAATCCAAAGTTGATGGCACTGTGCGCAAATGCTTTCGTTCCGCTCACATCAACCAGAAAATCACTATCAATACTATTTAGCGATTGGGCAGAAAAAATCGTGTTAACTATGAACTCCCCAATTTTGGGGGTAAATACCTTCCCGGAGGGATATAAAGTCCCATTGCCGGTAGCGCTGGATGTACCTGAAAAAACATCAGCAACCTGATTCTTCAAGCCTGAAACCTCATAAATCTCAACCGAAGAAACTTGAGTACCATCCGTTGTAGTAAACGTTAAGATCGTGATGCCGGGCTTAGCTTGTGCGAAACAGATAGTTGAGCCTGCGTTCGTCACCGCATCGGTGTGCGCTGTAACACTTTTCCCATCACCGGCTGGTTTCCAAACACTACCACCACCGACTCCGTTATCAATGATTTTCAAGATATCTGCTTGATAGGAGGACAGTAGAATTGCTGCAATCAGTAGATTACCCGAAGTAGGCGTAAAACCCAGAGTGACCGGCACTCCACTATTGGGCGTAAAAGGCCCACCCTTATTAACTATGGACCAAGAGGTCCCGCCTGTTCGCAACTCAACAGAGAGCAAACCTTCAAGAGCGCTGGACGTAATCGTTGCGGTACCAGTAACCGATGCCGGTGATGCCGACATATTATCCATTATTAGGATACCGGGGACTGTTGAACTTGCCCCAGGCACATGCCACCGAGCCGTGCCGGATGTTACCGTATAGTCAGAGGTACCTTGCGCGCCGCCTGCAAACACGACAAAATTGTTGTTATCGACCGTCGTTTGGCTGAGGCTAAGCGATGCTAAGGTGTTAATCTCGACATTATTCGCGCCGAAGCACGTCACACCAGTATATTCTTGAAAGGCAGCATGACTTGTTGAAGCTGCACTTAATGTAATTGTGATGGTTGTTATGCCGCCTTTAGACGCCTGCAAACATCCCCACATATCTATAACGTCTGATGCTGTGTTAAATGCATACGGCGCTAACGGGGCGTAGATATTTCCAAGTGTGTCGGTCACGTTGGTGATATGCCCGCCGCCCCCACCACCCGCCACACAGGAGATGATGACCGTTGCATCCGCTACGATATGCGCCGAACCTATAGTTCTAGTGGTGCTGGACGTGGTGTCCGAACTGCTCGTTCCCCCTAGTGATACCGCGATACCTTCAGAACGATATTCAATTCCTATTCCAATCCACGTTCCTGAAGATGAGATACTTCCCGTAACGCCGACAGCCGCAGGCGTGGGTGATGAGTTGTACATCACGCCAAATCCAGGAGTCGCTCCTCCAGAAGCCCCTTGTTCTTGAAGATCAAGCGTCGTGCTTCCGGTAGCACTCCAAGTCTGAGTTCCTATGACTCCAAATCCGCACTCGATAACGTTATTGTTGTTAGTCGTGGACTGAATGTTATACGTGGGGGTTGTGCTCGTTCCTTGCTGAGAGCCATTACCCCCAAAAGCCACGACACCTGACCACTCCGTGACGGCTATCGAACTTTGGCAAGATGACGCAAAAGTGACCGTGATCGTAAGATTAGTTCCTGCCTTTGAACTACGCGGACCTGTTGTGTATAGCGCGACGTTCAAGCCCCCGGTTAGCGCGCCTTGAACATTGTAAAAAGTGTTGGTCCCGTCAGAAATGATCGATACGGCAGCGGTACTGAATATCCACACTACAAGCGCATGATTTGCACCCGGACTAAAGGTAACCGTATTGGACGTGCTCGCTACGTTGGTAGGAGAACTAGTCCACCCATTGACTTTGATCGGAAGAGCCATTTAATTTCCTTAGAGTTTCTCAAGTCTAACATGAAGACTATACTGCATCGACGTTGCTCCGACGCTGGTGTAATCCATCTGATAGTTGACGTTCGTGCTGGCCTTGGCGTTTATGACAAATACGCCAGAAATTTGCACTCCGGTGGTGTTACCGTTTGCATTTCCAGTCGGGTTGGCTAGTGTGGTCACTACTACGGAGTCATCAGCATCGGTATACCCAATCTGAAAACCAGCAGAGCCTCCCAAGATTGATGATGTCGTGGCGATTCTGGTGACTTTTGCACACCAAAGAACGCGATATAACCCTGCACCGTTGGCAGGCACGGCATAGAGAAGTGTAGACGTGACCGCCGCGCCCAATGCAAGACTATCAATACCGATGATTGAAACCGGGCCGGTAGAAAATTTAGCATAAGTAAGTGGATCAGTGCCAACCGTATTGACTGTTGAAGTTAGTAACCAACTCGTGAGTGCATTCACGGAACCGTTAACCACCGGAATCGCCCCGGTGTTGTTGATATCCGATGGCATGTCATAATCTAGAGCACGAGTCAAAACTGGAGGTAGCAACACAGTCTGAAGTTGTGTAACATAATAGACGCCATTAAATGCTCCAGATGGTGATTGTGTGTCATTCTTGACCAGTAACCGTTGCCCTAAACCAGTAAACGTAAAACCATCAACCGTTACGGCGGTATTCACGGAGCCCATGAGAGTCGCGCCGATACCTGAAACGCCGTTATTGTATGTAAAGCCAGAGGTGTCACTTGCTTGAGTTGTAGCCGCCTGTACCGCAACAGCAGGATTCACCCCGGCAACCGCGTTATTGATAGCGGTTGTAACAAAGGCATCAGTAGCAATCTTAGTGGTATTATCACCAGCGGCTTGTGTTGGCGCTACAGGAGAACCCAATAACGAAGGAGATGTTGCCAGAACAACAGCACCAGAACCAGTTACTCCATTACTCAAATCTGCCGCTGCCAATGCTGCGTCAACAAAATTAGTTCCATTTCCTCGAAGAACATGTCCCGAAATCGCTCCGCTATTTTGCTGAAAGCCGGTGAGTGCGTTCATACTCCCACCAGCTACAGAAACATTACCGCCAAGGTGCTGAAAGTCGCCGTTCAAAGTTATCTTGAATCGCGTGACGCCATTCTTATCGATAAGAACGAAGCTATTATCAGACCCTAGATTACCGTAGGCCCACAAAGGCACACCACCAGCCAAGAACTCATGGACTGAGTTAAACCCGACTGCGGCATCTATATTGATCTGCGCATGAGAAGCAGCACTCCTAATCAGGACCAGAGGTAACGCCGTACCGTCTACTTCTAAGGTCTTCGTCCGAAGATCATCTTCAACGCGACTCATGCTCTTCCTTTATACCAGCGTCATTGACCAAGTGATGTCGTGAATGCCATCGGAAACAATCACTATGTCATGCTCGCCCAGATTCAAAGCAGAAGTATCCATAGATGCCGGTGAATCAGTTCGTGCAGCCGTTCCATCGTTATATCCAAAACTGACTGCCAGGGTTCCCGCGCTCGGATTGGCCTGTAAAAAGAAATTAGCACTCAGTCGATATACACCAGCGGGTGGACGCTGTCCATTTATAAGAAGAGTCCCACTGAGCGTGTGCGTTGCCTGCGTCAAAACAACAACCGTCAATGCAAGCGGAGGTAACGCCGATGACGGAATATCCCCGGCAACGATAGGCCCAAATACCGGTTGCGCGGGGGCACCGCTGCTCGGGCCTCTCCAAAAGGTATTTGCAGATTGCGTTGCTAATCCAATTGTTATCTGGCCCGATCCATTTGGAACTGTAACCGTGAAAATGTTTGGCACCACAATTGAATTCATGCCATGGTAAGTTTTATAGTTCCCAGTCGCATCGGCAAAAATAACAACACCCTGATTCTGACCCAACGTTAAATTTCCGGCCACACCGTCAATTGTCCGAGTGTTGTTCGAAATTGTGAGTACGCCCGTTCCTATATTTTCAACAAAAATCATCCATCCTGTTTCTGTAGAGCCCGAAGGCGGTGCTGAAACTGGATTCGGCAATGTCAATGTGACCGCAGAACTGGAATTGAATGAAAGCAATCGGCCGGAATCAGTAGAAATAGCCAAATAATTTGCTGAAAGAATATCAACAGACCCCACACCAGGGCCGATTAAAGCCCAAGATGTAGGATCACTAAACGCATCCGTGGCCGTCTCGCGCAAGCATACAAACATTGAGCCACGAAATTCAACTACATCATAAGGTTCCCAACTCTGTATAATAGCCACTGGAAATTCAAAAGCTATGCCTACATCAGACGGCGTAGACCATGTGCCAAAGCAAGCCATATCAACGGTGCCAGAATTCGATGACTGACAATAACCTACTGAGGCACCACACCCGAAGTGACTATCTCCATAGGGCACCCATGTATTCCCAACCGTATCTGTAATTGAAACCAGGGATGCCACTGCATTATTGTCTCCCGTGATGCCGACAAAAACCAGAAGGCTACCTGATTTAACTGGGTTTGGAAATATGAGATGATCGGTCGTATTGCTATTGTTAGTTCCAGGGAAACTTGCTGACACCATCTGAAAATAAGGCAGCCACGTGACTGTTCCATTATCAGCAGCCGGGCCATAGTTCGCGTGCGTAAAAGCAAAACTGAATGAACTCGCAGTCACGGCGGTGATTTGGGCCTGGGTACCGTTCAAAAAATTAGCGCCCGCCAATCCATTGACTATGATTTGAGTCCCAACTATAAATGCATTCACACATTGGCAAGTCACAACATTGCTAATGATCTGTACGGACGTTATACTTCCAGTCAGTGTTGGGAAACCGCCCTTGAAAAATAACAAGTTCGATCCCCATGGAAATCCTGTATTCGTCAGGGTGGTTGCTAAGGGTGCGGCAGTCGGCAATGCTTTAATAGCAACCGCTACCGCTCCTCCGCTGGTATATAATTTTACCCATGAAGAATCTAGGTCTGTCTCACGTTGACTCAGGGCAAGAAATGCAAGATCATTCGGAGCAGAAGGAGTCAAGGAACCAATTACAGGACTACTACCGGCTGTACTGAAATTCAGTTTATGCCCATCAAAAAGTAAAACATTGGAACTAAAAACTAGATTTTCTCCCAAAATTGTCCAATTCAAAGGATTTTGATCTGGGCGCAACCCTACACTACCTTGAATAGCCACATACGTGCTAAGATTTTGAACCACAACATCGTTCACACTGTAAGCAATGAACGATTGCCATGTTCCTCGAAACAACAAGAACAAATCCGTGTCCGCAGGAGTGGAGGCTACTGACAACGTATTTTTAATAATCTGAATGCTACTAACTTCTTTAGGACCCGGAATAATCGTAAATGGCAAAAGTGGCCGCGTAGGACGAAATGTCACCGGCGTATATTGCGTCGGGCGTCCTTCTTGAAACTGCAAATCCTGAAGGTCTTTATTTACAATGTTGACAGCCATCAGGCGAGCCCCAAGCCCATGAGTTCATTAGCAACTGTATCATTTCCAAAATCGACCTTAATTTGCATATGCACCACATGCTGCGGCAGCGGAACCGAAGCCGACTTAAAATCATGGCGCTTCATATAAATCGTGTTCTGAAAGCCGACTAATTGAGGCGGATCAACCACCGGATTCGGCAATACCGTAAATGTCGCTGGAAACACGCCCGTATCCGTGATCTCATTGAGCATAACCGAAATTGTCGGATACGTTCCAATAACTCTACCCTGAAAAAGAACTGAAGTGATATTTGCTACTTGACGGGGTGGTGCAAGAACCAACGATCCAATCGTAGAAAAGGCATGGTATGCAGTGCTGTCGTCCGTGTACAAGGTCAAGTCGCGTTTAAGAATAAATCCCGAACCCGTAGGTCGCCCGAGCAGTAAATTCCATGTGCCATTCGATGTTTCAATGGAACCGATAGCATTCACGCCGTTGACTGGAGTATATGTTGGGTCCCACCCATTCGAATTCTGGCTATATCGCCATAGATTCGTTGAACCATTGCTAACAAATAAGCCTTCGTCCGCACCTGAGCGATGAATTGCGATGTAGACGTTGGCCGGAGTCATTGCGGCAAAATCCACTGCATTCAAATATCCAATATCGGCGAGTCCGTTTGCAGAAAAATGCCAAATCTGACCCTTCGTAGTAAAGAAAAAAACATTGTCGCCATCTTGGGCAACCGCATTCATCGTAGGCACGCCAAAGTTTGCTTGCCACAAAATCGGAACCGTGAACGATGCCGACGTTGTTCCCGTCGTCACGTACGCATCATCGTTCACTGAAATGATAAGCCCGGCTGTTGTACTCGTCATAGCCGTGACATTTCCGGGCAACGCAAAATTATTACCCGGAGGCCAACTTTCTTGACCCACCCCCGGCGATGTATCTGGGCCGCCAGAGAAATAAACAATGTTTCCATTTGCAGCCCATAAACGACCCGCATGCCATACTAGAATGCTTGATCCAGTCGGGATAGGATTATTAGCGTTCGCAATAGGAGCCAAGATTTGGGTGTTAAGAATGGAATCAAGTTGAAAGTCTGTATATGTCGCCGTTCCAGCAATTCCATTGATTACATCTGGATTCGGAATCTCTGTCAGCTCGAACATATTGCTGGAGCCGCCGCCATCCTTACTGCGCCAGATCACAATAGTATCGATTTGCGGGTCTGTAGAACCCGGTATCGTCAAAATGTTCTGCGCTCCAGCATTCGAAGTAACAATAAGCGTCACAGGAGAGGCTGTGGACACTCCACCGGACTTACTGCCTGTTGGAGCAGGAAGAGCCCCAAATGTCGAACCAGGAGGAATAGGTAGCGTTGGGGGTGTTCCCGTTGCTACCGAATAGAAATCTGTCGTTGATCGCGCTTTGTACGAATAAGCATAGGCATAACCTTTTGCCCACGAAATCGAGTTTGCTAGTTGCGGGCCATTACTTATCCACGTGATCGTATTGTCGGTTGTAGTAGCATTCTTCGCATTATTCCATGATGGCGGTCCAGGTGTTTGGGAAAGTCCAGTATTATAGACGAATTGAACAATCGAGGGAGTCCCTTCAATAATTTGTGCCCCACCGAGACCTGTAACCTGAACTGGCGCAGCAAATCCCGCCGCAGGCAAATAATGAATTGTGTTTGATAACCAGCCGGTGTCACGGCCAATACAAACCCACACTACAGACCCATCTATAGTTTGTTGACCGTATGTGCTCGCCCATGATGCAGGAGGATTAAGCCCAGTTGTACCTTTTCCGCCAAGAACAACTGCACCGTTAACAAGAGAGCCAATACATACTTGAAGGTTACCCGCGCCTCCTGCTCCGCCAAGACTATCTTTTATGCAAGAAAAACTATGACCGTAAGATGATGTCCATGGGGAATAGCTATGCGCATTTAGACGAACGGCCGAGCCTAAGTTAATCCATTGCAACTCTTTGTCGATTGTCGTCTGAGAGACTCCCTGCGAAAAAGCAGCAGATGAAAAACTAGCATCTGATGTTCCCGGTGTAGTACAACGCATCAAATAAACTGGAGTCTGCGCAGTTGCTGGAGGAGTTGAAGGCTGATAAACTCGATCATTCGTACTATATAAATGACTCGGAGTCCAGGTCTTAACATTCGGGAACGCGCCATTGATTGCAGAAGCAGTCCACGTGCAAAAATTATCAATATATTGACTGCCTAGTGCCCCACTAAAAGGTGGCCGCGAAGGACCCGTTGGTAAATTTACGCCTGCCCCAAGATTAAAGGTTTGAAAATAAGCAACACCGTGCGGCGTATCCCAAATAGAGCCAGGGTAGGTAAATGTAAACAGATCAGCAAAGTATTTATAATACCCTTGCCGCCAGTCGCCCAGTAAACCCTCATTTTGCCATACCACACCACCAGTTTCTGTTGTTGACTGACCCGGAGTATTATTCCATACTGGCTGGCCCGACGAAGACGTACCGAATTGAGTCCCATTGCTTATTGCTATCAATTGCTGCGCATTGTTATGGCTATCGACCATGATTCCCATCGTAGAGAACCATGTACTCGCCTGCCATTGCGTCCCGGCAGAACCACTTTGCACTGTGGTAACAGTCGGTGCTGTGGTAGGAGCCGCGATACTCAAATTCCAGACGTTGGCGCCATCAAACTTATTCGCCGAAACACCATCGACCCAGTACATCCAGGTCAAATCGCTAACGAAACTCGACTGCTTAGCTCCCGGCAATTTCGTGAAGACCGAAGTTTTTGAACTTGGACTGAATGTGTACACATTAGTCTGTGTGTCCACCATCGGAATGATATTTCCGCTAGTCTGTTGGAAACTAGCAAATGTAAGCGGCCATTCACCAGAATTGAATGCTATAGAAGATGCTTTACTGTGGCCGTATCGCCGCTTCAAAGTATACTGCGGCGAAATCATCATATTCAGGCCGTCAATCAACGCATCTCGCCTGGAGATCAGAGTAATCCCCATCGCAGATACCGGGGTGAACAAAGGCGAACGATTCTTATATAATCCTGTCCAGAAATTTGTCTATATAGAGCCCTCCTTCTTGGAGGTTATGCTTAATGTCAGCCATATATGGTGATTCACCTCCCCGCGCTTCCAAAACGATTTGCAGCGCAACGGACTTTTCCGCTCTCACTCATTTTTATGAGACCAGCGGCGGCGTTATTACCTTGTGTCCAGTGTTTTTCCTCACCGGATTCGAGTCTCTTTTTACGTGCTATCCATGCGTTCTTCAAACTGATTTTATGTTGTTCAGAAAGTGGAATTCCTTTCGCTCTTTTTCCTTTTCCGACCAGACCTATGTGGGCCAATGACATTACTGCAATATGTTCAGGAGTAAAGCCGTTTTTATGACTTTCCTTCATCGCACTCATGACCTTAATGCGAAATTCTGAATCTTCCCATCTTGTCTTAGCCGCAATCGATCTCTTCAATCGAACTTCGACAGGCACATTACTAGAACCTTGCCCACCATCGGTTCGATTTCGAAGGCAACCGGTGCTTAAATCGAGTCGGCCCCAATTGTTAATCAATTCTCTTTCGGTATCAAAGGCTTCTTGCTCGGAAGATCGAGGCAAAATAACAATCCGTGTACTATCCTTCGGACGGCGAACCGCATGCGCCTTACTTCGAAAGGCACGCAGCCCGTGACCTTTCCCTACGTAATAGGGAGTGCCGTCTTCCCGAAGCCACAGATAAGTATAGAAGTCAGCCAAGGATCACCTTAGATAATGCTGCGAAGATCATCGCCAAAATAACGCGGGCTCGGCCGCTTATTGGGACGGGGGTAATCAGGACCATTATTCCAGTCGTGACCCTCGTGGGGCTCCGTGGAGTTCTCCCAACCTTCTAGTTGACCAATATCTTCAGTGCGCGCAGTCTGAACCGCGCCGGTCTCGCGATCAACAGTCGGAATAGGCGGAGGAGTTGGATAAGAATCTTGAACATCCGTCACATCAACGGATGCTTGGGGACCTTTTTGTCCGCCGAAGTCTACATTACCGTCATCTGTAATTCTTTCGATCATTAACATTCTCCTTAGCGGTTTGCCGGAGGCAGAAACGAATCTTTGCGCAAGCCGAATGGCTGCCCTTCTGACGAGCCTTCATCGTTACATCCGGGTGCTAGAAACGCATCTTCACGGAGACCGATTACTGCATCTTTCTTAGCCGTGGTAATAAGATCAGCACCGGCGCGCAATTCTTCAGCATGACTCCGACCATATTGAGTCTCAGAATCATGCGAACTAGCCTGAATAGTTGCCGTACCGATTGCCGGAGTTTTCAGAACAGTTAAATGTTCGACCGCTTCGCTTGGCCCTCGCGAACCTAGTTTATCAAAGTTCATGTTCCCCTCTCGTGGACGCCCGGCCTCTCAGCCAGCCGTTCAATTCGATTTGATTCGTCACAACCTTTTCCAAAAGTTCATTTGTTCTTGATGTATTCTCTTGGATGGTATGAAGATGATTCCCCGCCTGTTCTTTCGCGGTTGTCTCAATGATGCTGAGTTTATCCTTAACTTCTTGCCATTCCGCTCGAATAGCATGCCCAATATATTTTACAAACCATCCGAAACCGCCGACAACAACGACTTCTATTCCATGTGGTATTTGATTAGTTAAACTGGGGATCATAGATTCCTTCATTTCCACACCCAGTTGCAAGAGGGACATCTAACAATGCTGTCGTGGTTTCTTGGTTTATATAAAATTTTCTTACAGCAGGGACAAGTCCATTTCCAATTAACTGATTTCGTTTCCTTCTTCATCGGGGCTCGCAATCAATACAGCCGACCATTTCTTTCCGTCAGGATAAAGCATTATGAGCCCGGATTCCTTGACATCCAAGGAGTCCCGATCTCCATTGATTAGTTCTCCTAACCGGCGAAGGCAGGAACCGGAAAACATATCTAAGATCGGACCTTTGAGTTTTCCCGATTTGATTCTTCCCATTTGTTCGTGAATGAACGCATCAAAGCGCTCAGTAAATTCGTTGTAACTTTCGCCATCAGGTGAATGAATTTCTGGATGAGAAATCAAATACTTAACAAACGTTTTGCGATCCGAAGTTTTCTTATCGCCGCTGATCGTTCCGATATTCCATGTCTTCATATCGTTGTCAATAACAACCTCTGGATCAGAGGGCAAACCTGACTTAACAATGTGAGCCGTGGTTGTGGTTCGAATAAAATCCGGTGAAATGATTTGTGTAAACGGAATAGCCTGCAAATAATCTGATAGAGTTGCAACAACGCCCTGCTCTCCCTCGTCTGACAAATCGAGGTCAACCCACCCATCACAACGTTTTGCCACATCGAGCGAAGTTTGCCCGTGACGCATTCCGTAGATTACTTTTGAGCTATCCAGATCACCCAGAGCATCACTCATAGCCGCCATGCCTTCTGACGTACTACTTGCTGAAAGGCTCTCCGGTTTGGAGTCTTGTTTCACATCAAGTTTGTCGAGCATTATTTTTTACCAGTTCCAAAAGCCGTAATAGAGGCCGTCGTCAAGCAATGGACTCTCAGGCTGCAATGTTACATCTGTCTGTTCATTATCATCGTAGCCGGACGCTTTACTGATCTCGACCTGAAGTTTTTTGTATTCGGCGTCCGCACGAGGGCTATTCAAATATCGATACATCCGATAAACAACCGCCTGGCGATAAAGTGGAGCAAAATGATCCGGGAATGGTGCCCATGTGGAAGTCAGGTCAGTTGCGACCGGGGCTGCCATTTGATATGTCAATTTCGCACCCCATGATATAGTTCCGGGGCAGCGATAAAAACGGACAACCAAAGTACCATCGCCGTTGTCGTGCTGCACCGAGATTAGATTGGGATTCTCGACTATACGGTCGAGAGGAAGTTGCCGCTTAGCATAGAGGAGCCGATTGTAATACGGAGCACTCGTATCAACCATCATGTAGGCGTAAGATTCTTGCAGCCAGCCATAATCAAAAATGCCGGGAGCGCCGAGGATGTCTCCGTTGTTTTGTCCCGTGACAGCAATAAACGAAAAGGAAGTTGAGGTGACAGCAGTGATCACAAAGCCATTTGACCAAGTGGTATTCACATTATTAGTCGTGAGCACAGCATTGTACTTAGTAGGGTCCGCAGGGTTTGCCAATTTAGATACAACCCCATTCAAAAAGACAGTATCGCCTATAGCAAATTGGTGGGGCTCAATTGTATTGACCGTCACAACTCCGGCAGTAACTGTTATTCCTGAATTTGAGGCTAACGCAATAGCCCAACCCTGATTAGAACTTCCGAGGGTGAACGCACTGGAACCGCCCCAAATGTAATCCTGCTTGAATGGCGCAGTAACGAGGAAGGCAGCAAGGTCTTTACGATTGACTTTCCAGTTATTTTCAGAGGTGAGAAGATCGGCACGAGCATCATTGCAGATACTTAAACCGGGTTCAAAATTGAATCCGCCTACACCACTCAAAGGGAGTAAATCAATCTGAGTGCTGCAAAAATTGATAATCGACTGATAAGTGTTGGTGAAGGACACAAGTTCTCCCAAAAAGATTGGAGGGGATACCTGCGCTTACACGCCATTAGGATTTCCCCCATTCGGATCACTCCGAAAAGTGAACTCCATAGCATCCCCAATAAAATGTATTCGCTTCTAGGAACCTTTCGAACGGAACGCCTTCCTAGAAACGGGTGACCAGCCTATGATAGCCGACACCAAATGATGCCAGCAACAGTCATGAACTTCCCGCCAGCTTTACCCGGCCGAGCATCAGCGTCTCGCCAGCAGGAATCCGTGTTAAGATCAAATCTACTGGAATAATTCTTGCGATGGCAATTGCTGGAACAAGCGGTTGAACATCGCGGTATCATAAATATCGTCTCCGTCGTAGTTCACCGGAGCGGGCTCAGGCCGAATGATGCACTGATTTTTTTGGCAGAGGATATATCCAAATCGATCATGCCTTGTCGGCTGAACGTACACGCAATGAGTGCTTCCGTTCGGATGAGTGTGGTTACACGTACGCTTCGTCATCCTATCAGCATCGCGTTTAGCCTTCATTCCTGCGGCGTTATCTTTGCGCTCCTGATTCTTCGCCAGAATCTCAGCGGCCTGCTTATCCAACGTCTGTTGCTCAAGCACCGTAGGCTTTTTCATCTCAGCGATGAGACTAGCAGTTTGCTCAGTGAACATTTTTTGCTGAGACGCCAAAATTTCTTTCAATTCAGATAGTGATACAGACTTTTCTTCAGCCATGACCTTTCTCCTTGTTATTTCGAATACTGATTTAATTGCTCAAACCAACGACCGCTACGCTGATCGCCAGCTGGGTCGCCAAACTCTTGTATTGCGCCGCGATAAGTTATCGCCCGCGCTTTAATTAGTGCAATCAACACCGAACGCCATCCTCGAATTTCCCGCTTAACGAGATTAGAAGTATCCAACTCAACATGTGAGTATTGTGGAATGTATCCTTTCTCCATACCAGTGACATATTCAAAATCCCACCGCCAACTCATCGGAGCACGCCAATCAAATTGCTCCATGTCATACTCGTCATACCGTTTCGGGCGGTAGATTGCTACTTGGCCGTCTGAACCATCTTGAATCTTGAGTGATGGATTCAGTTTCAAAAGCCGCCGAATAATCTCAGTGTAATAAAGCCGAGGACCAGAACTCCGATCCGGGTCTTCCAGTTCTGCCTGCCCCCAAATCTTCTTCCGGGCTTCCATATTAAGAAGCTGCTCGCGCTCGCGGATGACTGCTTCCTCTGGACTGAGATGCCGATCCCCTAATTGACTTCGATTCGGTTCTATAAGCATAATGACTCCCTCGTCCCATCTTCCTTAACTTCATCTAACCTCACCACTTCACCAATGATCAGAACAGCCATATCGGATTGCTCAGCGTAATCCTTGGCAACTTGTAGGATATCACCAGTGACTTGAAGAATCTCAGAACGCTCCGCAAATTGATGCGCCAACTGCATGTCATAAATACTGGAAACCAAGACGCAATAGAGCGGCGTGAACTGTAACATTGCCTTGACATCACCAAGATCACTTTGCGGGTCTATGCTACGATTCAGAATGTAGACAGCTTTCATTACATCTCAATATAAAAGGCATTGATTTTATAACCGCTGGCATTCACTGATGCCTGAATCGTCCAATTCTGAGCCGGAGCAGCCTGAAACAGTATTTGATCCTTCGGAAAGAAAAATATAAACGGCACCCCTGGAGCAGCAGCCGCAGTGAAGGCGGGATAATCGATCAACAATCGAGTTGTACCGCCAGTAGAATCCCGAACAGTCAAGGTGCCTAGAACAGCATTAAGAGTCGTAATTATCAACCCAGTCAGGGCGTTATTCACACCTGCCGTGCCAGCCGTGATGATAGTCGTTTCGGTTGTCGCCGTCGCAATGGTTGTAACTTGAACCGCCATGGGAACTCCTCAATAAATTTTCTTTAATCTAGACTTTCAACCACGACAAATAAACTGTATGTTCCGTAAGTCACAACTGTTTGAAATGAAAGAGTCCGCCCGGCGGAAACTTTTATAAGAACTGTTGCCCCAGGCTCGTCAGGTTTATTGAGAGCGAAACCATATGATTTCCCGCCTGTTTCATCTGTCCAATTTATGAGGCATTCGACATCACATGTTTCCAAATCGCCGGTCAAAATAAATGAGGCACGATAATGACTATCAGCCGTAGGAGTGACAATCATCGTAGCCGGAATTGGGGAACTTTGATTTACAAAATTTTGTCTATAAATAACGGGTAAAACATCAACATCGACATGCGGGTTCATAAACTCTCCGAGAAAATTTGGGGCTCTTTTCAAGAGAGCCCTCCGAGAACTTGTTATAGGTTTCTGTTTTAGAGCGGATCGATGTCAAAGCCCTCAAGAGTGACAACATTTCCAGCATTCGTCGCCGAAAAAATCGCGTCAACTCCGAAGGACATACCATTAGCAGCAAACTGAGCCGCCGTTAAAGAGAACGGTGTAACTAGAGTTTGAGCGATGGATGTGTTCGTTGAACCTTGAAGGAATCCCCAGAAAATACCGGCGATCTTCAACCCAAGAGTACTCCACATCAATTCGGCTTCAAGCATCCACCCGCCAGATACCGAATTAACGGCAACAGCACCGGTAGAGATACTCGTAGCAGTATTTGAGCCATCAGTAGCACTAATCTGAGTTGCGCTAGTCAGAATCCTTATCGTCAAATTGGTTGTGGTGCCACCTGTAAACTGGCCCCAAGCCTTTAGATCGAAAGGTTTATTCTGATACACTTTTGGCAACGCAGGAGAGTCACTATCAACGGGAACAACTGCACCCGTCAAATTAACTACAATCGCGCTACCACCTGCATCAGTGAACATCGTTGCCGCAACAGGGTTGGTCAACGATGCGGGAATGACACCGCGTTCGGGACGAGCCGCATCGGCAAGAGAAATTGGTGAACTCATTTTTTGTTCTCCTTTTGTCTGTAGACTTGGGGACCCAATTAAGAGTCCCCTGTCCCAAACTTATCCGATTGTAGACTCGGCCGTGATGCGCCGGAACTTGTCGCTGGAAGCATGTGTCGGAGCAACGGCCAACCCAAAGAAGAAGTTGTATACCGAAGCCGCCTTGATCAAGGCTGCCGGATCAAGAGAATTCGAACCTTCTTGGAAGTTCACCGTCTTCACGGTAAAATTCTTCTGGTTCAGATTCGTCTTGCCGAGTGACGAGGCGATGAGCGCCTGGTGACCCACAACGTAAGAGTGATACGCTGTATGTGAGGAACTCTGCCAAGAAGCAGCAGTCGTGACAGCGTTCGATTCATACCACTCAACGCCGCCGACGTTTCCGATGTAAGCGCCCTTAATGCCAACAAGAGCCGGATTCGCAGAAGCCAATTTCTCGCTGTACTTCATCAAGTCAGCCATGCCGCTTGCGCTAGCATCGTTAACGAGATCGTATGCACCGAGAGAATGGATGACGCCAAAGAACAAGCCGTTAGCCTTGGGCTTCACGTCAAACGAACGGAGTTGCCAAACCGCCTTACGGGCGATGGCCGCGTTCATGTAGTTGCCGTCGTTCACGTCGATTCTGTCTAGAGTGGTTGCGGCCGCTGCCGTATCAACCGCCGTCCAAATGACGGTATCAACAGACAGAGCGCCACGATACGCCAGCAGTGAGGAACCTTCAGCAACCGTGTTGGAAATGGCCGTGAGAACAACCTTGTTCGTATAGCTGACGTAATCAGCATAGTTCGTCAGGTTGATAGTCGCCGTGTTCTGAGTCAAAGACTGACCAGCAGCAGGCGTGCCTTCAGTAACGCCGGTCGTATTGGCCGACATCTTGGTGTAGTCAAAGATTTGCATAGCTACACCAGACATATCCAATTTGTTACTAGCTATATTTAAATAGCCGGAAGAACCGCTTCGGATTCTTCTCTCATGCTTTCACATGAGTTCAGACTATCGCATCCCGTTTCCGGGTTCTCTCGCTTAGTCGTTGTAGGTCCAAATGAATTAAGATAATAGGATGCCTCAAGCAACGTTGTGACGTTATCCCGAGCATAACCTAACATCTTATTGCAAGGCTGACAGATCAACCCTCGAACGCATTTACCGCAAGAGGAGTGATTAGGACAGCAGCGATGGTCGTGATCAACCGCAAGACGCCCCTTTACAGAAGACTTCTTACAGATGGCACAAACATAATTTTGTTTCCCCAATTGTTCTTTATACCACTCGATAGTTTTACCATAAGCACGTAATCGGCTCGCTAATCGAATATCAGAGAAACGCCCTTCGTCTCGAACCTGCTGTTCCCAGGTCTTTCGCTGTTCGGCTATATACTGACGATATTTATCATCGGTCGCATATCGCTCGCGTTTACAGCGGTTGACTTCTGTGTAATCTTTTGACGAATTAATGCTTGAAATACAGTTCTTACACACTCTACGACCCGAATAGAAATCTTCGGAAGGCAGAGATTTACTACAGTGCTTGCAGATTTTCATTTGGTTCCTAAGGGTTGCCGTGGCGATCATAAGCCGCTTTAGGTTTTCCCAAAATCAGAGAGAATTTTACATGTCCAATTAAAGTCTAGGCATGATCTTCAAATCGCAAGCTGCATAGCCAAACAAGTTGGCATACAGCGTATCAAGCGCCACACGGTCATAGTAGACCGTCGGGTAAGCCGCAAGTCCGCTAGAAATAACGGAGGCGGCGGTAGGTAGTGCCATAGTAATTCACCTTCATGAAGTGAGATAAGCGATTTATGCTCGATTGGCTTCTCGCAATTGCTTCTCAGCCAATGCTTTGAGTTGCTCAAGCGGCATAGTATACGCTTCGTCCTCAGTCGGCTCGGTCTTGATGACCGGTGCAGGGCTTCCCTTAGAGGAAACAGTGCTCGCCTTCTTTGGGCTTCGTACCTGCGGAACTTCTGTCACCACTTCCGTCACAGGCGTCTCAATCCGAGCAGCCTTGACTTCCGTTTTGACTTCCGTTTTCGTGGGCGCGCTCGCTCCATCAGTCTTCAGTGTGAGTAATCCACTCCCACTAAGGTCCTCAAAAGCCTTCTCCAGATTTTCCTGGGTAAACTCGTTGTAATTGTGTGACTGAACCCAATCCCTAATCTTATTTCCATTCTCTTCAGACGTGATGTACTCGGGATGGGCCGATACGAATTCTCTTTGGATTCCCAGACTTTTTTCCTGGGAGGTGCGAGCCTCTTCAGCAGCACGTTGCGCGGCCTGCCATGTTTTGAACTCCCCGATATCCATACCGGTTAGTTCCTTGAACATGGATTTGAATGCCTCAGAGGGTTTCTTATCAAACTGCTGTTTGAAAACGTACTCCATGTCTTCACTGATCGCGGGCTCTGCGGGAGGCGTGGGCTCTTTCGGATGTTTCTTTTGAATTGTCCGAAGTTCTCGTGTGGCATTCTCTTGAGCCACAACCAACTTATCATTCAATTCTTTGATGGCATCAAGTTCAGTCTCACCACGTCCTTCAAAGACTTGAACGCCAGTGCCGTCGCCAAGATCAATCTCCCGGCGAAAAATATATTCGTCCGGCTCATCTTCAGGCGGCACGGGAGGCTCAACCTTCTTAAACCGGCCCTGCACGTCTCGCTCCTGCTCGGTCTTCTCAGCGGCTTCCTTCTCGGCGGCCTCTTTCTCAGCAACTTTAGCAGCCTCCACTTCAGCAGCCTCACGAGTTGCTTTTTCCTCGGAAGTTTCTGTTGCTACAGCCGCTGCTTTCTCAGCAGCAATCGCATCGGCGGCTTCTTGTTCAGCAACTGCTTTTGCAGCCTCAATCTCAATTTCTTCTGCCTCTTCTACGGCGAGTTGACGCAACTCTTCCAGAGACATTCCTTCTAATTCAGCGTCAGATTTCTTCGGGGTTGCCATTTACGTTCTCCTTTGTGTTGCCAAATTCATTATTATTCCGAAATTCCTGATGGAAAATCTGATCCTAGTTCTGAAAACCAGTCGGGTTCAGACTCAGTACCGAAATCTAAAGTAGTCTCAATCACCCCAAATAGTTGTCCAAAAACCTTTCTCGCAACGCGAGTCTCAATACGAAACCGTTCACTCTCAGTTTCATCCTCAACATTCAGAGAATGCTGTAATGAAGTTTGAACGATGTTATCCGCAATTTTCTTTATATAGGACCACCCTTGGGTCCTCGATGTTTCAACCAATGCAACTTTAACTGCCAACAATCGATCGCGGTCTGCCTTCAGTCGCGCTTGTTCCACTGCAATAACGATCTGCTCCGGTGTCAAAATTTTTTGCTCGGACATGCTCTTCTCCTGTTACTTCGGACTTTCATCTTTCGGAACTGGAACTGGAATAGAAAGATTAACTCTTCGATTCGATTTAGGATCAGCGCCTCGGTCGCCCCAGTCTATTCGAGGATTCTCAATTTTCCGAATCCAAGATTCGCTAAAGAACGGGTCCCATTCAGGACGATACGTGTCATAACTCAATTGAACCCTCCTTTATTGCTGTGGTGCCTGTCCTTCAGTCATTTGAGAAAGTGCATCCTGTGCCATATTCAAATGGGATTCGGCCGCTTTCTTTACAAGCGCTACGCCCGCCTGAACCGTACCCTTCTCATTTATATTCTCTAAATCATTCTGATGCTTGAGACTCTCCGTAACCTGATCTTGCTGACCTTTTGCGTAAGCGGTGTTTTGTTCCTGCATACGCTTCAGGTCGTCCTCGGTCATCTTTCGGAAGTAGTGATCAACGTCGAATCCTTGAGCATCAAGCATATCCGCCGCCCAGTTCGCATAATCGAACTTCATGGCTTGAACTTGCAATGATGATTGAACGGCCGGGGCGCTCAATAACTGAATAATCAGTGGAGCCAATTGAGCCGAAGCAGCCCGAGCAGTCAAATCAGCGCCAGCCAAAACATCTATACCAATCTGGGCATTATAGATATCAACGATATCACCGCCCCACTCTTTACCTTCTTCTTCAGTAAGAATGCGATTGATGTCTTCTGGTTGGAGATGCTCCATGCATAACAGCATGAACTTTTCCAGAGTAGGGAGATAGATCATATTGATAAAAATTTCAAGGAAGTATTGCAAGCGCTGAATAACATCACCCGTCAAAGCCTGCACACCAGAACCTGTGCGCAATGCTTGAGTCGGGAGATTTACTCCGCCCTCCGCGCCAATGCGCTTCGATGCCCGTGCTTCCGAATTTGCCATTGCAGCGACAGCGGCACCGCTAACATCTGGCGTCACCAAAGGCTTCAATTCTGAAGTCTCAGTGATAACACGCCCAGGAGCTAGTGGAATGTTCTGCGTTCCTGGTCCCACACCTTTTAAGGCTTGGAAAACTGGATTAAGAACTAGAGCTAACGAATCAATCCAACTATTCGCTACACCAGCCTGAAATCTTTGCTCACCGGCCAGTAATCGAGCAACGCCGAAACCCCATGCACTGCCTAGCACGTCGATAAATGCGCACGTGCGTCCAGGAATTTCACCGTACTCATTCTCACCATTCCGAATGACTAATTTCCGCTGCAAAATACCGATAACGTGATTTTCTGACCAGTATTCGATGTACTCCAAAGGCTTCATCAGCGGATCAGCCGAAGAACCTTCAGAATCTAACTGTGCTTGAAATTCACGCCATACAGCGCGCTTTTGACTCGCAAATGTGTCTTCAGTCTGTTCCCGATCAGTCGCAAGAACCTTACGCAACGTCTCACGATCAGGAATACGGCTAATTCTCTTTCCGGTTTTTTTACCTTCGGAATCTATTTCGGGTTTACCGTAAGTATCAGTATCTTCGCGCCAATCATCCAGAGTGTTAGCAGTGATCATCACCTGCTTGGCAATCCATCGTGCGCCATCGGCAACATTTTGCCGTTTGCACTGGGGATCAAAAGAGAAACTCTTCAAATCAATGTTCTCGAACTTAGGCAAGTTCAACAGAATGTCTTTCCAGATACCTTTTACCCGGCCAGCCTGGTTCTTCGAGTAAACTCGCTCACGAACATTCTTTTGCTCCCAACCCCACCAACCAACACAAAAGCCATAACTGAGGCATTGCTTAAGTGTCAACCGCATCTCTTCTTTGAGCCCGGCCTGCTTAATAGCCCAAGCCAGAACCGACGCTTTTGCACGAGCCGCCTCTGGTGTTGTCTTCCCCACAGGCGTAATTACAAACGGTCGGCGCTTACCAGTTCCAAACAAACTCATGTAGAACACAGGCATCAGCTTCTCAATGCCTTCCATAACAGCATAGATCGGAAGGTTCGCCCGAGGCTTGCCATCAGCCCATACACGGGGCTTCTGGAGCCCAAAAATCAAATCATTTGAGGTATCAACTAACGCTGGCAGTAAAGCCTTTGACTGAAGGAATGCAATTCCCGCCGAGACATCAGTAAGAACTAGCCCCATCGCCGTCTCATCGGTAAATTCCTCACCGTGGAACGCCGTATTTTCCTCTAAGACGGGGGACACTGCGGACAGCGCAGCACCTTGATTAACTGCTTCAGGAAGGTTGGCAAACCCACCGCCGCTACCTATTCCAGCAGTGTTGTCGATTGTACCGCCGGACATAGATGACTCCTCAAATTTTCAACTATACGTTCCAATTCTTCTAGAGTGGCGTCACTCTTAATTCGGTTAGCTCGCAAAGAAATAACTTGGACGTTCCCTTTCACATAACCTTTCTGAGGTATAATCCTATCCAATGATGGGCTATGATCACGATTTCCATCATGTGTAAGTTTTATATGGAGAATCGGGCATGATTCATTGTAAATCCGTCGATTTTCTTTATTTCTATCCCGCCAGTCCTTCGACTTCTGCTTATCCCTATAAGCCATCTGTTCTCCTGTATAATCAGTCAGGAATTATATTTATTGTCCCTTGAACTACTGACCAAGGTGAAGCAAACGCATCAAATCCGTCGCTCGGGTCTGCTTGAATCTTTTGGCGCTCAAGAATTTGATCACTTAGTGTCTGCTGTCGAGCCATTTCGAGTATCGGGTTGATACTAGGTCGAATCGGTTCAGTGCTCATCTGACCGACCATATGGGTAGCGAACAAGGCTATTGTGTCAGCATAATCATCGTGCTTGTGCTTACCACCCGGAAACATCTCAAACTGTTGAACGACTTTCTCCCACTGCAAGATACCATCGAAGAACCGAAGTTTTTTGTATTGCATCAGTCCTTGAAGACTGGCGATACGAGTATACTTCGCATCCTTCTTCTGATCGATCTTCAAGAAGTCCAAAGGGAGAAAAACTTTCTTGTCACGAGCAACAAGACGCAAGTAATCCATAAAATAAATACAAGAACTCGACTTCTCAAGGTAAATCGTGGTTGGTCGGTATTCGAGCGCCGCAAGGATCACCTGCTCCGCAAACATTGGGGGAAGCCATCTACCACCCCGAACGTCCACTACATATTGAGTCATCTTCAAATCGTGCTTGCCTATTACAATGCACGAGTCGTCGGACTCTTCAGAATCTGTGCTGGCGAGATCAATAAAGAAAACAGCCGGGCTTAAATTCCCGACTACTAATTCTGGAAGGGCTCTTGCCCGATTCACACTCTGGCCTGTCTGATCAAACCACTTGACTACACATGAAGTCAACAGAGCCTTAGTGAACCGCTGGCCGCCCTTCTGAATCGGTTGATTCAAATACTGAGATGCGAACATCTCAGGATCGCTATCACGCATGAACTCAAGTTGTTCTCGCGTGAAGCCGATCAGTTTCTTTTTATCTCTCGATTCCTGCTGTGGGAACAGCGGTATCGTGTGCTTCTCATCAACCCAACAAATTCGAAAACTTATTCTCCACTCGCCTTTCAGATTGTTACGCATTACATTCTCATATGTATCCCCGAATGCGTAGCGAGTTCCAGTCATCACCGCATAGAATGGCGGGTCCAACAAAGGCAAACAGGCAAAGAAATCTTGTTGGACTCGTGCCAACTTTGTTACTGACCTATAATTCTGGTCATTGACAAGATCATCAAAGAAACCGATATCATAGTGAGTACCGGTCTTTATCGAATGCGGTGAAGCTACCGTTACCGTCGCTTGCGCCAGCCCCATATTCAGCCGGGCTGGTACCGTAAAGGACATTGCGTTGCCGAGTTCACCGTCAGTACAAAACTCAGGAAAGAAATCCTCAAGATGAGAATTTGGATTTTTGCCGACAAAGTGCGCTCGAATCTCATTCATCCAAGCCTTAGTGATCTGGATACTACCCCGCATAATCAGAATGCGAATGTCGGGAAAATTCAAAATCGCCTGAATGATGTCTACAATCACAGCCGTCGTTTTGTAATGACCGCGAGGCCACAGGATCAAAATCTTGGCGATGTCTGACTGCTTCGCCCACTGCTTATGATCATCATAGGAGAAAAATTGCTTCCACAACTCAGCATGTACCGCAGGAACGAAATCGTAACCAAGGACTTCGGATAGATACTGCTTGTCGGTCTTACATCGCTGCCGACCTTCCTCAATTCTTAACTGCGCTTCCGTTTTTAATGCCATAGTCAACCGATGATCAGAAACAAAATCAAAATTATGATAATAGCCCAGGAATAAAGGGACTTCTCTCGTGCTCCCGGTCTTTTGGGGCTACGCGAAATCTAATCTGTGGCAAGTGCGCTTGTACCCATACCTGCGGAAAACTATGAAGATCGGCCAACATTGACAGCACCGCGGATGTAGGCTCAGCGATCATTAAATCGCCGTCACCACTCGTGCCGACCATCACACCAATCAGTTCATGCGTCTTTGAATCGAAGAGCGGGCTGCCACTAGACCCGTGCCCTATCGTGATATCCACCGGCATCGTCCGAGCCCATTGTGGATAATTCTGAAGACTTCGAGAAAAGTGGGGGAACACCGACGCTACAAACTTGCCGTGAAACTCAAGTTTGCCCATATCTAATGGGAAAGAAACATTCTCAACAGGATCACCCGCAGACAAGGAATGTTCGTCTTCGAGAACTTCGGGTATGATTGGTTGAGATGCCCAACCAAGGTTAATAACTTCTAGCAGGGCTATATCGTCGATGCTGGAAATTTCTGCAAGTTCCGTCTGATAATATGGACCTTTAAGATTTCCTTGAAACGACACAACTTCATTCAAAATGAAATGAGGGTTGGGACCGTCTTCATTTTCCGCGTCATCATCCCAGACACAATGCCGTGCCGTCAGGAACAATCCATTACCAGCATCGTCATAACCAATGAGAGAACCACTACAAATCTCAGCGTACGTACCGTCGCCGTTAGCCGGGTTCGGATTCGGTATAGAGATCGCACCGACAGCGGCACGCTCAACTTCATACGGATCAAAGCCCTTAAACGGACCAGATTGTTTGTGCTTAGCCGTCATTGGAACCGGCAGCACCAATAAAAGAGAAAGGAGGGATACTATTAGGAACTTCCTCATTGGAATCTCGATGCGCGGCTCAGTTACAGAGCATTACCGTGCAAAACCGCCCCTTGCGGGTCCTCTGTTCGGCTTACTGTTGTGAATCATTCGAACGATATTTATCTTCTTTTAAGCTGTGAGCAAAAATCCAGCCTTGCATTACAGTAACAAAAGCAACGTAATTTGGATCGAGGTGATGAAACCACGCCATTACAGTTGCTGAGATTGTAAAGAAGAGAGCAAAGGCCGTATGCCGACCCTGCAATTTATCGAGAATGGTTTTGAACATAATTTTATTGCTCCGGTTTTAACGGACGCGGACCCTGAGTTGCACAGGAATTCCGGTCAAGAGCGTTGCTTAATTAAATTTATGCAGACGGCAAAACTTGAACCGAGAAACCCTTTAATACATCAAAACTTGAAGATGAACCCTTTTAGTGCTTCAAATAAAATTAATGTTTAGCCATAGCGGCAAAACCTTTTGCCGATGCGGCCATTCGACGAATCGCGGGAGTCTTAGAATGCGATGCGGCAGCCAGCTTCTCTTTAGGAATCTTAGTTCCTTCAGAGACGCCGAGAGCCTTATGCAGTTTTCCCTTATGGACCTTGAATGAGCCCTTCGAGCCCAGACTAACTACCTTGACCTTCTTGGCAGACTTTGATTTCCCGGTAAGACCGTCGTTATTCATCATGATCTCATTTCCTTATCAGCAGCGAGAGCCTCGCGCTTTGCCTTAGCCTCATCGCGTAGAATGTCCTTAAAACGAATTCCATTCTCAGATCGGTCATGCCGTTTCTTAAGCAAACCCCTAAGTTGTAGAAGCAGATGATTCAGGGCCATGAAGTCTTTGCTCGACAAAGCGCGACGGCGAAGACGTTGCGATACTAATCTAATTTGCTCACGCAAAAGCATTGGGTCTTGGGACAAATCCGAATCGTCGATTAGCGGACGCCCGCGCTTATGAGTTAGATGCCAATTATTCTGATTAGCTGGAGCAGGAACAATCTCGGGATTTGCCTCTATTGGGGCAATCGTAACCTCAGTTGCTTCTGACTGCGGGTCCATCAGAGTTTCGCCCTGATATGATTGATCACAGCTTGAACATCCTCGGAGATAGCCTTACCATCAACTTTCGCTGATGCCTCAATCTTATCGATCTCAGACTCAAATTCCTTAACACGAGTGATGATCCAGATGTTCAGACGCTCAACTTCATTCGAGAGAAATTCATTATTGATCGAGAGAACCCCGATCTTGTGGTACAGATTGTCTACTGTCAATGCCTGTGCGGGTGCTGGATTGCTCATTGCTATTCTCCTTTTCTGCTGATGTTTCTTCAACGCCGAGCATACTCAACAATTTCTTGCTAGCTGCTTCGGCAACTGCTTTCTTAACTTCCGGGTTATGTTTCAAATCTTTGATGGCCTGATGCCGAATGTTCTTTTCAAGTTCATCGGCCAAAGTGCTAAGAAGAATCTTGTCAATCCAAAACGTCACAGTTGCTGACACCATAACTTTTTCGGGATTGGTTGCATCCTGAAATACTTGAACCATGCTACCTCCTCACTACTCTTCGTTCAAAAGATCAATCACATATGGATTCTCCGGGTTAGACTTCGGCCCGAAAATCTTCAAGTCCATCTCCTTGATATTCGTCTCCCATCGAAGACCTGCGAAAAGATATTTCTTAACCGAGTTATCCACGATAACTTCAAAACCAGCATTCTCGGCGTCGTGCTCACTCAGTCCGTCGAGCAGATCAGCCAGGCCGAAAGTATTGACTGTGGCATGATAGCGGCCATCATTGAACTTCATGACATTCTGATTGATCAGATAGGTGATACCTTGCCGAATCACTGCCGCATTGATAATGCCTTTGCCGACTGACAGCGGTGTCCCGCCTTCAGGCTCACGCCGGAGGCCGTGACGAATTACAACCATAGAGGATGCCATGACTGCTCCTTACTTATTCGGATTTTCAGGAACCTTTGCTCCGGCTGCTCGCGCTTTGCTCAGGCCGATTGCGACCTTCATCTTGCGGGCCTCTTCACCGGTCTTACCTGTTGCCTTGACTGTTTTTGGAGTCTTAGAGAATACTTCAGACATCGCGCTGTGAACTTTGGACTGATCGCCTGCGCTTAACTTCTTGCCCTTTTTGACGTGAGTAACTTTCGTCTTCTTACCACCGGGGGCTGTCTTTGGGGCTTTGCCGGTCAGCACAGTAGGAACCGGAAGAACGACTTCATTCTTATGCATCTTGTAGAGCCCAGTCTTCGGAACGATTCCGCCTTTCTTCATGTTTCCTTCAACCACAAGTTGGTTGCGCTTATTGAAGTCGCCCTGCTTGAGATC